AATATCGTCCAATAGTTCCTTCAGAAATGTTCTTAACCAAGACTGCTAATATATTCCCAACAGCAGAACTTAGAAGACGTCTTTCAGAAGTGCAATCTCAAAAGATGGAGGATTACTCTAATAAAGTGACTCTGTTTTTTGATCCCGCCGCTAAAGTTTATAATGGAGTTAATTACGAAATAAATACTAAACTAACTGCTATAACAAGATTTCCTTACGAAGGAGATGATGTAGAAGGAGCGGTTATGATATACGAATTCCCAAAACTAGTAGATGATCATGTTCCAGAAGGAGCTTATATAATAGGTTGTGACCCTTATAAAGATGATACTTCAACTGGTGGATCTTTAGCTGCCGTCTATGTTATGAAGACTAACAAGTATCCTTCCACTGTTGGATATTCAGAAATAGTTGCTACATATATAGGTAGACCTTACCTAGGTAAAAATCAAGTTAATGAGACGTTATACAAACTCTCCTTGTTTTATGGTAATGCTAAAATATACTTTGAGAATAACGTAGGTAACGTAAAAGATTACTTTGATAAAATACGCCGTCTAGATCTTTTGGCTAGACAACCAGTTACTATTTTTAATAAAAAAGCTTCTTATGATACAGGGCCCCAGATTATTTATGGTTACCCCTTATCAAACGATAAAGTTAAATGAGAAGCACTTCAATATGTTCGTTCTTTCCTCTTAGAAGAAAGAGGAGATAATAGACGCAATTTAGATGTAATACCCGATATAGGATTATTACAAGAATTAATCTCTTATAACCTCGATGGCAACTTTGATAGGGTATCTTCGTTAATAGGATGTGTTTTAGGTCTAGAAGAAATATCCAATCTTAGTCGCAAAAAATCCATAACCGATAAGGAGCTTTCTCAATTTGAGAAGGACTTTGATAGGTTATTTGTAAACAACACCAGACTATTCAATGTACAACTTCCCAAAACAACGCCTTCCTTATTCACGTAAAGCTTCTAGTAACTTTAAGTGGGCAAAGGATGTGGTAGATTCTATACTGTCATATTCTCCTCAAGATGAAGGAGTTGTGAATAAGTATAACTCTTCCTACCAAAGAAAATTATCAAATTACCAACTTTACAATAATCAACTAAACCAGTTTGATTTTGAAAGAGAGTGTAACCCATTAGGACTTGATGTAGGTCAATTTAAGGATGCTATACAACCCTACAATAAGACTTATAATAAAATACAAATACTTCTTTCTGATGAATCTAAAAGGCCCTTTAACTTTAGGACAATATTAGTAAACGCAGAAGGAGTTCGTTCAAAGCTCTCGCAAAGAGACGCAATGCTTCGTAATTATATTGATTCTGTAATAAAACAAACAATCTCTTCTCTCTCAGATATTTATTCCCCAGAGCTCTTAGAAGTTCATCAAGAGCATATTATTAATCCAAAAGATCTTGATAAATATATGAGGTATTCTTATCGTGAAAGAAGGGAGATACTTGCTCAAAATATTCTTCAGTATCTTTATCGTAAAATGGATATAAAAGATATTAAGACCGATGCTTTTAAGCATGCCCTTATATCTGGAGAAGAAGTAGTTTATGTAGGTACTAATGGAGATGAACCACATATTGAAGTTATTAATCCACTAGGATTTTTCTATCATAAGAGTGGAGAAACAAAGTGGATTCAAAAATCTCTTTACGCCGGTTATACTACATTTATGACTCAAGCAGAGGTACTAGATCGTTATGGAAAGTATTTATCTCAAGAAGATATTGAGAAGATAGATACTGCTTTTGGTGATACAAATGCACTTAGAGAATTCTCAATGGAGCAAAACGCCAAGTATGGTAATCTTCCTTATGATCCAGTCTATCACGATACTTATACAACTACCCAAGGATCTTATGGGAAAAGCTCACACACGGACGTGCGCGTATCACACGTTGAATGGGTATCCCAAAGAAAAGTAGGATTTCTTACTATGTTTAATGAGTATGGTGAAGAAGAAACTACTATTGTTTCTGAGGATTTCGAAATCCCAACTGAGTTTACCAAAGAAATAGTTCGTGGTAGATATGGTGTAAAGACTGAGTACTACATTTGGAAATTAGAAGATTCTGTGTATAAACTTAATTGGGATTATATTCCAGAAGTATGGACTGCTACTAAAATAGGTCACGATATTTACACTATGGTTGGTCCTAAAGAAGTTCAGTTTAGATCTATGGACGATCCTTATGATGTTTCCTTAGGATATCATGGCATAGTTTATAATGCTACAAATGCTGAGTCTGTTTCCTTGATGGATAGGATGAAACCTTTTCAGTATCTTTACTTTATAGTAATGCATAAGCTTAAAAAGCTCATTGCTCAAGATCAAGGTAAGGTATTCCACTTTGATGTATCTATGGTAGATCCAAAAATTGGTATAGAGAAAACACTATATTACCTTAAGGAAATGAACCTTGATATATTCAACCCCCTTGCAAATGCGGATGAACCAGGACAAGCTCAAAGAGGTAAGATAGCTTCAGAAACAGATATGTCAAATATGCAGTATATAATGAATTACATTAATATACTTGCAGCTCTTGATAACCAAATCTCTGAAGTAGCCGGTGTATCTAGACAAAGAGAAGGACAAACTACTCCAACTGAAGCTGTATCAAATGCTCAGAGTAACATACAAATGTCAGCTCTTATTACTGAGATATACTTTCAAAGCCACGCTAAGATGTGGGAAAAAGCATTAACTGCTCTTATCCATGTTGCTCAGCACGTTTGGAAAGGTAAGTCAGTTATTAAGCAGTACGTGTTAGATGATATGTCTCTTTCTACACTTGAACTTTCTCCAGAAGATGTTTCTAATTGCGACCTAGGTGTTTTCCTTACAGATTCTGGCAAAGAATACGAAATGTTCTCAGCCCTTAAAAGTATATCTGATGGCCTACTTAATACAAATCGCGCTACATTCTCTGATCTTATTACTCTTTACGAAGCGAATTCTTCTGCCGAACTTAAAGCAGCTATCAGGCAGTCTGAAGAAGAAACCTTTAAACGGGAACAACAATCTCAACAGCAGCAAATAGAAGCAGCCCAACAGCAGCAACAAGCTCAACAACAGTTTGATATAATGATGCAAGATAGGCTCTTTGAACATAAAGAACGTTTAGCTCAGATAGAAGTATTTAAATTCCAAAAGGATATTGATATAGATAATAACGGTATTCCTGATCCACTCGAGATACAGAAATTTATTTCGGATCAAAATCTACGTGAAAGAGAGCTTGATTTAGCTGAAAAGAAATTTGAAAAAGAATCAGATCTAAAAGAAAAAGACCTTAAAATAAAAGCTAGAAAATCATCTAAATAGTAACTTGGCTATATAAATAAAAACGATTTTTAACTAAGTCTTTTGTTGCACAATAATAAACATAGTAATTTTACATGATAAACGAAAACGATGACTTTTTCTCCTCAATGTTTGGAGATGCTAAAGCACAAACTACTGAAGAACCTACTGAAATAGAACAGGAAAACGAAGAAACTCCAGTTAATGAAGAGCCCCAGTCCCCTTCGGAACCTCCACAAGAAACATCTGAAGAAGTAGATGATAAGCTACAAGCTTACATAGATTTTTTACAGCAAAATGAACTTGTAGATATTCCTGAAGAGTTTGATTTTAAAGGTACACCAGATCAACTTCAGCAAGTATTTCAATACACAAAACAAAAGCGTCAACAAGAAGCACTAGAGACAATCTTTAATAGTCTTCCAGATGATTTTAAACCTGTGTTAGAATATGTAGCTAATGGTGGAAATTCTGTAGTTGACTTTATGAATCTTTATAATCAAGACCCTCTTGCAACTGTTGATATATCAACCACAGAAGGACAAAGAAGAGCTGTGTATTTAGCATTGAGAGAGACATCTAATTATCCGGATGAAAAGATAAATAAAATAGTTTCAAGAATAGCAGAAGATGAAGACGAATTAGCTTCTGAAGCTGCTGAGTCTTATAGAGAACTTCTTTCCTTACAAGAACAAAAGAAGTATGGTATGATTCAAGAAGCTAAGATTCAGCAGGAACGTCAAAGACAAATGATGGAGCAAAAAACTCAAGCTCTTCATTCTGCAATAGAGTCTTCACAAACTATTCATCCACAAAGAAGAAATAAAATAAAGGCGTTCTTTTTTGAACCCGTTAATACGCAAGAAGGAGTTACTACTGGTTTTAATTATGCCATAAACTCTATATTGCAAAATCCAGAACATCAAGCTCAGCTTGCTGACCTGCTTTTAGAGTATGATCCTTCGTCTGGTTTTTCTTCAGACCGCCTTGAAAAAAGGGTTAAAACAAAAGCAACACAACAATTCCAAACACTATTGTCTAAAGCAATAGATCCTAAACAAGTTCAGAAATCTTCTACGCGTCCACAGTCTTCAAAAGACTTTGACTGGGATGTATTTAATCAGTCTATGTAAATTAATTTATGGCTAATCCTCAATCTTCCTTAATTATTAAACATTGGGATTCCTTTGGAGGCAACTTCATTGATTCCGATTACTTGGCAGCCGCTTACGAAACTGGTAAGCCGCACTACTTGCCCGGAGCACTTATGAAGATCTACTCTTCTGGCTCACAGTTTTTTAAAGTAAAACCTTTCCTTAATCTCGTTGGTATGGGTACTAACGGTGGTACTGAAGTAGAAACAGAGATCGTTCGCTGGCGTCTTCAGGGTGCAGAATACAAGTGCGCTCGCGTTATCGAAAACGTAGAATCTTCTTCTAACCTTACCCCAGGTATCAACAACACTCAGTTCCGTGTTAAACTTGATCTGGATTACTACGCTTACCCAGATATCCTTGTTCCTGAAGACAATGACTACAATGTACAAGTTGTAGACAAAGTAAGCGATGGTACTGGTACTATCTACACTCTTAAACTGATCACCGACGATCCAACCAAATATCTTGATGCTCAATACCTGAACCCAGGTCGTGAGTGGTGCAAAGTATCTACTGCAGTTCCTTCTGAAATGAACCAGTGGTTTGGTACTCAGCAGTACCCAGCAATCTTTGAACTTGAGTCTCAGATTGGTGCTTTCGGTCAAAAAATTGATGTTACCGATAAAGCATGGCGCCAGCAAGGTCGTCTTGGTTTTGAATTCATGTCCACTGACTACAATGGCCGTTCTTCCACTGTAAACAAGTTCCTGCCTTACGCAGAAGCTATGATGGTTGATGAGCTGTACAAATCCATGGAATGGGCACTTGTTTATGGTGAGAAATCAACTATGACAGGTCCTGATGGATACTGGCAGAAGACAGGCGCTGGTATTCGCCAGCAGCTGAAAGACTCTTGGGTTCAGTATGTTAACGGTCCTTTGACTGTAAACCTCCTCCAAGACTTCCTGCTCAACATCTTCTTCGGTCGTACAGATGAAGCAAATCGCGGTATCACTCTTATGACTGGTCAGCTTGGATCACTTCTTTTCCACAATGCCCTCACTGCTGTTGCTAACGGTTTCTTGACTGTAGATTCTAACTACATCCGTAGCGAATCCAATCCTAATTCCTCAACTCCAGGTCTGGCATTTGGTGCGCAGTTCGTTCGTTACACTGGTCCTCTGGGAATAGACATCCGTCTTATCCACAACCCACTTTACGACGATCTTCGCTACTGCAAGAAGATGCACCCACAGTACCCCAACATTCCAATTGATTCTGCTCGTATGACTTTCCTCAACATCGAAGGTCGTGGTGTAGAAACAGCTAAAGGTCTTGGTAAGAATATTGAGCTGCTCAAAGTTAAAGACACTTTCCGTTACTTCTACGTTCCTGGATCAGTTACCCCAATGGGTCCGATCACTAACAAAGGTATGGCTGTAACTGCTAAAGCTGGTTACACTGTAGCCATCGAAGGTACAATGGGCGCAATCATCCGCGATGTTACTTCTTGCGGCGAGCTTATCACAGATTACGATAACTAATGAATATAGAGGAACAACTTGGGATTAAGTTGTCCGTCCTCGTAGCAGGACTTATTGGAGGAATTGTTTCGTTAACTTATGAAACTAGATTATCTTTCTCCAGAGCCCTTCTATTAATAATAGGCGGTGCTTCCACAGCAGCCTATTTGCATCCAGTAATGTCGCACTATTTATCTGTAGACAATCAGTTTTCTTCCGGAATAGGATTTATATTGGGACTTGTTTCCATGAAAATTATAAATTTTATAATGGCGAACGCTGAAAAAATACTGGCTAAATATGTAAATATAGATGGAACAAACACTAACCTTAATAAACCTGCTGGTGGTGCTGAGTAGCATGATAGCTACTGTTTATTTGTCACAAAATAAATTACCGAATGTACAAAAAGCACTTAAGTTGGGTAGTAAAGAGATGACGTGTTTTAGAGGCTTAGTAACTATTACTAACGCTGCTCAACTTGCTACATTATTGTCACCGGCAACTATAGCTGTAACAGCTCTTAATACGTTGTTACTCATTAACAAATTATACATTTCTAAAAAGTTACTTAATATGCGTCCTGAATAGCACGCAGACTTTTTGTTTAATGCAAATAAGAAGAAAGAAAATTTATGTCTAAATTAGTCTTCATTATGTCTATTCCTCGTCAAACAGCTACGGGAATATCAGACTGGGTTTCAACATCCTCAGGTCTTAAAATGAAAAAGACGAAAGTTGGTAGGGCTACTGATTCGTTGGTAGCCCTTCCTTCTCAAAAGATCGGAGGACTTGCAAACTATATATCATATAATTATAAAGTAGATCCTGCAACAGGACAAGTAGAAAAAGACGAGAATGGTGAACAAATAACTATTCAAACTTTTCTAGAAAAGAAGTGGGGTAAGCCCAAAGGATTCTTTTCAAACGCACTCCCTCCTAAAGATTATAAAGGATCAGGCGCAGACCTTGGTTATTACTTTAATAAATCTTGGCAACTACTAGATGGAACAACTGTTTTAGATCTTTCTAAAATGGATGATGAAATAGGTTATTATGTAATGCTCGCATCATCTAAAGTTGCTAACTCTGAAAAAGAATGGAGGGAACACAAGTGGCCAAAAGCTACTCATTATATTGCCCTTGAAAATGAATCTGAAGAAATCAAGTATAAGCGTACGCAAGCTAAAACTAAGGCGTTCTCTTTTTTACATGATTCACATCTTACAGATTCAGTAAAACAAAAACTTATTGCGCTTCTTGATGTTGCAAGTAGCCGCACTAAACTATCTACAGAACAGATCCACAATTTGCTCTTTGACTATATTGACGCAACAACCTCGCCCGCAGGCAAGAACATAGATAAGTTTAACCACTATATGTCGTTACTTAAAACTGCTGATGGTAAGGCCAAGTTTGAGGTTATGTATATGTTAAAGCAAGCTCAAGAGGTGAGGCTAGTTTACTCTAAACAAGATATCTGGACTTGGATACGAGAGAGTGGTGCTACTCTTGTAATTGGAGATAAATACTCAGAAGCAGTAGACTTCTTGCTTAACCCTAAGAAGAAAGACGAGTATGACGAATTGAAGGCTCAGATAAAAGCTAAGCTTTAATAATGTCTATCCAAGAACTACATTATCAATTTAAATTAAATTTAGATAGAATAGATTCACTTGCTAACCCTGACTTCAATCCTGCTGAAATTGACTTTTTGTTAAATGAGGCTCAGTTGATCTTTGTAAAACAAAGAATGGGGACAACTAATATGAAAAGATCAGGGTTTGAAACTCTTCAAAAAAGAATTGATGATCTTGGTAATTTAGTTGTTAATTTTCCAGTTCAACCTTACATAACTCCTACAGTAGTTTCTCCAGGTGTTTATGAAGTAGATTTAACAACAACGACTCTACCCTATTTACAACTAATAAATGCTTACGCTATTGTCACTAATGCAGATTGTACTTTAAGAGTTCCTCTTAAATTTACACAACATGATGACATAAACGAAGCCCTAAGAGACCCATTTAATAAAGATTCCAAAGAGTTTATACCATATAATATAGGAAAGAATTCTAATAATACAGGGTCATCTATTTATATATACAGTACACAAAATATAACTTCAGTAGCAGTTGAATATGTTAAGTATCCAAACAGAGTATCTTTTGGTAACTATGCTTACATAGATGGTATTACTTATCCGCCCTCTACCCTAGAGACCGCTGAGCATACCCATCGTGAAATTGTAGATATTGCTTGTCAGTTAGCTGCGCAGAATTCACTCAATCCAGAATACATTACAGTTAGAGAAAAGAAAACTGTAATACATGAATAAACCTTATTAAAACATGATCCCGACAAATTCACAAAAACGCGGTGTTGAAACTTTTGTTGTTGCTAAAGCAGCACAAGGCGCTCTTCCTACATCAGGAACTTTGGTAGGTTCTAACGGTAACATTAACCTTGCTGATGGTCAGCTTGGTATCGTTTCTGTTTCTCCTTACGGCGGAATTGCTATGAACAGTTTCACAGACGCTACCCCTACTTTTACAGAAGCACCAGTAATTGGTATTTACCAAGGCACACAATATTCTGCAAACGTTGTCGGATCTTCAGCTACTTATCCGCTGTGGGTCCGTCCGTTTGAGAAGACCCAGGATATAAGCGGTCGTCAAAATAATATAATTGTTACTAAACAGGCTTATCGCCTTGATGCTCATAATGTATGGGTAGTAGGTGCTCCTAGTACAAACGCAGCAGCTGCAGTAAACACACTTAACAGCACTGAATATCGTTTGAACATTGGTTTCCGTTCACGTCGTTACGATGAACTGATGGCTACACAAGTTCAATCTGCTAACCTGACTGTTTCTACAACTACACCAAATTGGGCAGTTGGTTTTAACAACGATCTTAAAATTGATTACATTCTCACCAATCTTGGTTACGAAGTAAACCGCAACTCTAGTGCGTTTCTTTCTTTCAACCGCTATCGTGGAACTTCTCCAGTAATTGCTCTTGGTATTGGAACTGTAGCTACTAATGGTACAGCAATCGACTCACTTACTGCAGGTTCAACTTTAGCCGTATTTAATTACAAAGGAATCGTACGTTCAATCACTCTTACGCAAGCCATGTTGACTTCTATAGTTAACGCAGCAACTAATTCAGGTTTCACTCCAGCCACTTCTTATGTTTACACTATAGATCTGGCTAGTGCTGCTAGCGCTACTGGTGGTTTGATTTCTGGTCTGATGTTCGTAGCTCTTGACCACAAGCCAGTTTACGAAGATTGGATTCCTCAAGTTAAAGTTAACCTTCAAGTAGGACTTCCTTCTGGTTTTGATTTTAACACTGTACAATGCGCTTCTTTTACTAACCTCGATGAAGGTCAAGGATTTTCTCGTCAACTTGATCTGTGGTATAAGAATACTGCTGGTCAGCGTAAGTACACACAGAAACACACTACTGATCCAGTTATCAATTTCCCATCACCAATTGTAGATGGTACAGTTTATAACACCTATGTAATAAACCACGGAACTACATCTAACCCAGATATTAACTCCTTGGTTTATGCGCCTAAGCGCGAAGTTGTTTTGATACCACGTTACTCTACCGGTATTGCCACTAACCCACTTATTGCCCTTTTCGAGGCGGCAATGAACAGCTGGTTAGAATCTACTGGAAACACAGCTATTAAAGAATAATCACCTAAAGGGGGATGGGGAAACCCGTTCCCCTTTTTTATTTCCCATAAAACTACTCTATTATGTTTATACAAAGAAATACATTCTCTGAGTCCCTACTTAAAGTTGATGAACCATTATATAAAGTTTATCACGATTCTACACTTTATGGGGATGGAACAAGAGCCAATCCACTAAAAGTAATTGGTGGAGGAGGAACTTCACTACCTGATCAAACAGGTAATATTGGAAAATACCTAACTACTGATGGCGCAACTCTCAGTTGGGCTACTGTAAATGCACTACCCTCTCAAACAGGAAACGATGGAAAATTCTTATTTACAGATGGAACGACTGCCACTTGAAGCAATCCTGTAAGAGGAATAAGCGCAACTGTTAATGACGCAAATATTACTCTGAATTTAACTAACGCAGAAATATTTAATCTCACTCTTAATGTCAGTACAACTATTAGTTTTACATCTCCAAGATTAGGTACTTTTGTTTTTAGAATAACGCAAGATGGTACTGGCGGAAAAAACGTAACATGGCCTGTTAATGTAAAATGGTCCGGTGGTATTGCTCCTGTATTAACAACAACTGCAAATAAAACCGATATCATTACTCTTATTTATGACGGTAATAATTTCTACGGTGCTTATGTACTAAACTTTTAAGGTATGCTTACAACATTACAATACGATAACGCAATCTATTCACATTTTGCTAATGTAGCTACAAATAAAGGGATTGTAGAGCAACCTGAAAAATTAAATTATGATATTCAAACATTAAAAAGAATTGTAAACACTAATAACGTAACTTTTTTATCTACAAGCGCTTACTCTAGAAGTAAATTGTATTTATTAAAAAATAACGCAAATTATACAGTTACTTATTCACGAACATCTGCTTCAGGTGATACAAGAATAAATAGCGACGGTAATGTAGAATATTTTCCGTATAATTTATGTTCAGGAACTCTTGTAGCTATTGCTGCAACAACAATAACTACTAATTATAGCACAAGTCCTATAAATGTAAATGATGCTACAAGAATTGTTACAACTGGATACGGTATTACGCAAATTTCTTTTACCCCAGTATTAACAAAAACGTATACGGTATCTATGTGGGTAAAATCTAACACTGCTAGTACGTATCAAATTCAAACACTTGCAGGTACCATTATAAATACTGCGGATAGTAATTGGAAAAGAATATCTTTTATAAGTACTGGAAATAGCGACATTAGATTTGTTATTCCTACAGCTTCAGATGTAAGCGTGTGGGGAGTTCAAATTAACGAGGGTACTATTATGATGCCCTATATAAATGCAGATAATAGTCAACATATACCAAGAATAAATTATACTAATAATAAATCTGCAATTAGAATACTTCCACAAAGAACTAATTTAATTTTAAACTCTGATACTCCCAGTACACAAACAATAACAGTTACTGCCAGCACTTATACATTATCTTTTTATGGTACTGGAACTATTACTTTAAGTAATGCTTTTTCAGCAACTGTAGTTGGAGATGGTGTTAACACAAGAAAAGTATTTACTTTTACTTCTACAGGAACAAGTTTAGTTTTAACTATAACAGGCACGGTAACAAAAGCCCAATTAGAATTAAGTAACTATCCGACAAATTACATAGGTTCAACAACTACAGCTAATACTAGAACTGGCGATTACTTTATTAAAGTAAATATGATTACTGATGGTATAGTAGGATCTTCTACTGGATCTATGTTTATGCATATTATTAACAACACTTCTTTAATAAGGCAAGGATCTCTTTTTCCAATATTAGGACTTAGTACTGGAGCAAATGCTACTGGAAATGGGATATTTGTAAGTGGGGGTGTTAGTAACACTACAAGTTCAAGATTAATTATTTCAGTAGAAAACGCTACTCATACAACAACTGCAGATGAAGTAAAACTTTTAGTTACTTGGGCAAACTCATCAATATCTGTTTTTGAAAATGGTGTAAAAGTTATTAATAATAGTTCTGTAACAACTACAAACTTTCAATACTTTGGTACAACATCTCCACCACAACACCCATTAGATATACATGGATTGTGGTTTTTACCAAGTACACTAACAGATTCTGAATGTATATCATTAACTCAATTATAGTATGGCATTAACAATAGATAAAATTAAAGAAATAAATATTCCAATAAACGTATCGAGAAAGCCTGACAACTTTCCAACTGCGTCTAGAGGAATAGCGCCTTATAACGATTCCGTTAATCTATATGAGGCCCTTCAATTATTAATAGGGAATACTCCCCCAGCAAGCCTTACCATAGGAAATGGACTTATTGGTAATGGTAGTACCTTGAGCCCTCTTTCTTGGGAAGGGGCCCATACTTCTTCTGCACTGACTGGAAGTGGAACAGTGTTAATGCCGTTAGACATAAGTAATAAAGGTGTTACTCTAAGTAAACTTGCTCAAAGCGGAGCTACAGTAAATCAAATAATAAAGTGAGATGGAACAAACTGGGTACCAGGAAATGAAACTGGCGGAGCTACTAGCTTCGTGCCTTTGACTAGAACACTTACAATAAATGGTACTACATATGATTTATCCCAAGATAGGTCATGGAATATAACATCAATGATATACCCCCCTGCAGGTATTCCAGTATCAACTGGAAGTGCTTGGGGAACTTCTATTACAAATAACTCTGCTAACTGGAATACAGCTTTCTCTTGGGGTAATCATGCTTTAGCAGGATATCTTACAGGAACAGCAATAGGTACTACTGTTCAACCATATAATGCTAATACTGTTATAGATGCTGCATATGTTCATACTGACAATAATTATACTACTGCTGAAAAAAGTAAATTAGCTGGAATAGCTGCTGGAGCAGAAGTCAATGTTAATGCTGACTGGAATGCAACTAGCGGAGATGCTCAGATTCTTAACAAGCCAACTATCCCAACTCAAGTATTAGTAGATTCTATTCCTACAGATGGTAGTAACAATGCTGTTTCATCTAACGGAGTTTTTGATGCACTTGCTTCAAAAGCTGATTTAGTTGGAGGCAAAGTTCCTACTGCTCAATTACCTTCTTACGTAGACGATGTAATTGAAGGTTATTATAGTGGAACTGCTTTTTACTCTGATGCAGGATTTACTACAATAATAAATGGAGAAACAGGAAAGATATATGTAGATTTACTTCAAAATAGATCTTACAGGTGGACAGGTTCTCTTTATATACAAATCTCTAATGCTATTTCCAGCATTAATGATTTAACTGATGTTACAATTGCATCTGTAAATAATGGTCAAATTCTTCAGTATAATTCAACTACCTCTCAGTGGCAAAATACTACGATCACTATAGGTACTGGAGATATGCAAAAAACTACGTATGATATTGATGACGATGGTGTTGTAGATTATTCTGAAACAGTTGCTGTAACTGTTAGGAATCCTTCAGTTTCAGATATACTTAGAAGAGGTACTATAGTTTACTTAAATGGTTCTACTGGTAATAGACCTAATGCTTATAAAGCACAAGCAGATACAGAAGCAACTTCATCTGGAACTTTTGGTGTAGTTGTTGATGATATAGGATTAAACTCTGACGGTCTTGTAGCTGCTTTAGGTACGTTACATGATTTAGATACAAGAACTGCAGCAGGCGGTGCTCCATATCCGTTTACTTCTGATACATTATTAGATGGTGATGCTATTTGGTTATCTCCAACTACTGCTGGTTATGTTACTAGAGTAAAACCAACGGCACCTAACCACGCTGTATTTATAGGTATTGTAGCTAGAACTAGTCCTACAAATGGACGTATAATTTATAGAATACAAAATGGTTATGAGTTAGAAGAGCTGCACAATGTAGCAATATCTAACATACAACCCAATCAAGTTATTAAGTATGATGGTAGTAAATGGATTAATGCAACTACTCCTGCTGCTGGTAATAATACAGAAGTACAATACAATAACAGTGGATCTTTAGGAGCTTCTTCTAACTTTACTTGGGATAATGTAAATCAATCATTAAATTTAATTACGCCTATTGGAAATTTAAGTCCTAGTTTGTTACTTAAAGCGACTGATGTAAATGCTACAGGACAATATAATATTACACAATCTACTTTAAAGCAGTCTACTGGTGGCAGCGGTGTTGATTATAACCTTCTTAGTGAACTAACATTTGATAGTTATGCTAACAATAATTATATAAACACACCTTTAAAAATATCAAATTTAATAGATGTTTCATCAAGCTCAACTGTTTTAACTAGCTCACTAGTTACTGTAAATGGCAGTTTAAAAATAACTAATATACCCACAACTGTAACCACAGCAAATGGTATTTTAGGAATAACAGATGAAGGAACTTTATTTAAAACTTCTTTAGGATCTTCTTTAACGTTATCTAGTACTGGAACATTTGATGTAAGTACATTACCGTTTAACAAGATAACTGCTGGCCAAGCACAATTAACTGGTTCACAAAATATTGCTATAAATTATTCTAATACTAATTCTGGTTTACTTGTAAGCAATAGTGGTTATAGTGTGTTAGGAAGTCCAGATGGTCTTAGAACATTGACAGTAGATAATACTGGTGTGTATACAACAAGTTCTACTGCCATAGGTACTAACTCTATTAATCCTAATGCTATTTTATCCCTTAATAGTACAACTAAAGGTTTGTTATTACCTGCTGTTAATGATACTGATAGAGGTCTTATGAACTTACCTTCCGATGGTATTATGATATACAATCCTAGTGTAGGTAAGTTTCAAGGTAGAGCTGGAAATGCATGGGTAGACTTTGGTGGTGGAGGATCTGCTGCTGGTAATACTGGCCAGGTGCAGTTTAATAATGCTGGTGCGTTTGGAGCAAGTAGTAATTTGTTTTGGAATAATACAACTAATAGTTTAGCTATTGGTAGTAGCAATGCGAATGCTAAGTTAGATATAATGACATCAGTAACAGAAGAAGAAGAATTTATACTTTTTCCAAATTCTATTGTTACAAGTGCTACAGCTACTAACTGGAGCGGCACTAGTTTTGCAACTGGTTATACACATACTCCTGGATCAATAACAGCAATATTGTCTACAGAATCACCTCAAGGAGGAATTTATTATAAATTAACGTATACAATAACTAATCGAACTATTGGAACAGTTAGTATAGGTTTTGGTAATGTAGCTGCTACTGGTTCAGTATCAACTTCCGGAAGTGTTATAGCTAGATCGATAAATGCGGATAAATTAACAATTACACCAAGCACAGATTTTGACGGTACTGTAGCAGTTACATTACAACAAATTATTGGATTTGGAACATTAGGACCAGAACTTCTTACAACAGCGACTTTAGGTACTGGGTGGACAGGTACATCGTTTGCAACAGGTTATACACACAACGCTAATAATACTACAAACATAACAGCACAAAATTTAACATTAGATTATAGTAATTACTATGTAAGTTGGACAGTTACAAATTATACATCTGGATCTTTTTATATAAGTTGTGGAAACCACCCTCAATATGGTATAACTTCGTCTGGTTATAATATTTTTGGACCTTCTTTTGGAACTTTTAGTATAAATTCTACTAACGGAGCTTTTTTTTATGGTACTGTGCAAGTTTCCCTTAGAAAAATAATACCTAGAAATCCAATTATAAAATTAGAAAATTCAAAAGGATTATTAGTAGATGTTAGAAATAACAATAATAATATAACAAACCTAAATATAGGTTATGAAGCTGGATTACAACAAGTTCATGGAATAGATAATATAAATATAGGAGTTAGAGCTGGTAAATTTAATTATAGTAGTAATAGAAGCATTATAATAGGTAATTTTGCTGATTCTACTGTTAAAACCGATGTAGGTTTATTTGCAGGTGTTGGTAATAGTGTACTTATAGGACATGGTATATCAAGTGCTTCTTTCGGAGATAGCAACGTAGTTATTGGTTGTAATGGTACCGGCGCAGCGTTAACTCAAGCACAAAACGTAGTTATTATAGGTACGAACACCGCTTCCACATTAACAACTGGTAGTGGTGGTATATATATTAAAGGATCAGCTAGTGCCGGAGGAGCTACTAATGAAATTGCTATTGGCGGAAATACAGGATTAGGTAGTAATACAACTTCTATAGGTCAGAGTAGTACATTAAGAACTCACTTGTATGGTAACATAACTACAGATAATAGTGTAGTTGCTAAATCAAGTAGTGCAAGTATAACTACTTCCAACGTTTTAACAACTTCAACAACTACTACTGGTTGGACTGGAACTTCATTTTCAGGTGGATATACACATACTGCAGGTAATACTAATACATTAATTGCTGCAACTGCAGCACCTACAGCATTACCAATTCTTTCAGGTCAGAAATACACTTTAACTTATACGTTAAGTGGTGTAACTGCTGGAACTGTTACGATAACTATTGGAGGATTAACTACCGGTGCTGTTGGTGTATCTGGAACTCTTACAGGAATTACTACAAATACAAACTCACTTACAATAACACCAACAAGTGATTTTAATGGTACTATAGTTGCAACATTAGTTCAAGTTTTTGATACCAGTTATTATTCAACAGAAGCCGCTACAACTGGTTCAGGCATTAACTGGACAGGTACTTCTTATGCAACAGGTTATACGCATACTGTAGGCGCTACAACAGCTTTAAATCCGTCAAACCTATCTTTGGTGTTAGGTGCAGCGTATGAATTAACTTACACAAGTTCTGGTATAACTGCAGGTAGTGCAACATTAGTTTTTGGAGATCTTAGTACAACAATATCAACTAATACTACATTACCTCCTAATAGATTTATATGCACTAATACAGCGAATCCTTTAAGATTAACACCTACAAGTAACTTTGATGGCACTGTTATAATATCTATTAAAAGATTAGCCTATTCTGCAGCTAGTATTCAAGGAACTTCTTTACAAGTTTTTGGAAGTGGTACTGATAATATAGCTTCGTTTGTAAAGAATGATGGTAGTTTAGGGGTAGGAGTTTCAAGTGATGGTATATTAGTTCCAATTTCTAATGATACTAATACAAGCTTTTCCATTAGACCTAAAGGGACAGGCGCGTTTATTTTAGGAGCCTCCCCGGATGGAACCGCAACAGGTGGTAATTCACGAGGTGCTAACAGTATCGACTTACAAATCCTTAGGTCGAACGCCGGACAAATAGCCAGTGGAAGTCAAGCGTTTATAGCCGGTGGATCTGCTAACACTGCATCTGGAAACTCATCAGCAGTTCTTGGCGGATATGGTAATGTATCGTCTGGTCAATACGGTGTAACTGCTGGTTGGACTTGTACTGCATCTGGAGACAGATCTGTTTCTCTGGGTGCTGCCGGTACAGCTTCTGCTCAATTTTCAATTGCACTTAATAATGGGTCAACTGCCTCAGCTATATCGTCATTTGCAGCTGGTGCAGGATCAGTTGCAAATCTTTATGCTTCACAGGCATTTGCATCTGCAAGATTTGTTAACAATGGGGATGCGCAAACTATGTCATGGAGATACTTAAAGCAAATAACCGGAACCGCCGCAAAGGAACTAACTCTTGACGGAGCAGATATTTCTGCCCAAGGAAGGGCTACATTAGTAGCAAACAGGGCTTGGAATGTAAGAATTAGTTTGACTGCTATTTGCAGCACAGCGGGAGGAACAGTAGCGCTTGGTGATACATTTATTGCAGAATATATTGTTGGTATAAAAAGAATAGGAACTACTACTACATTGCTAGGTCCAGCGCAATTAATTACATCACAATATGACGTGTCAATGCAAACATCTGCCATAACCATAACAGCAGACGATACAAACGATTATTTGAAAGTTGAGTTTACTCCACCATCAGCAACAGCGAGCGCAGTAACAATTATTAATGTGATAGCTACTGCTACAGCGACTGTTGCAGGTTATTAAAATAATTAAACAAATTTAAAAATGACACAATACACATTTAACTTTAAGGAGGATTTTGAAATACCTTCGCAATTTTATTTTCCAGCAGGAGTTTTTATTAGATTTTCAAAAGATTTATTTGGGCTTACTTACACAATGACTCCTAATGCAAGAGAAAAGACAATGACTGTAAATGTTAGTACAGTTGATCTTGCTACACAACGTATTGTATGGGATGTTTACACTTGGCTTATTACAGAGCAATGATTTCCAACAGATGTAGTTATTAATCAAGATGAGATTAATCAATATGAAGTAACTTTGCAGACACTTACTAATGAGTTAGCTATTCTTAATGATGAACTTACTGGACTTCAGAATCAAAAGGTATTACTGCAAGATGAAGTAAATGCTTTACAAGCTCAATATGATGCGTTAGAAGATAAAACTACTCCTGAAGCTACTGCACTGCTTCAACAAATAACTGAAAAGAATACTGAAATAGCAATTGTTGAAGATAGTATTGTTTATAAAAACAACGAGATTACTAATAAACAAAATGAAATAAATTCTTTGGTAAGACCTCAACCAGTTTATGAGTATGTGAATAAATATTCAGATGTTCTCCAGTACTTTAACAATGACGGATCTCTTACTGAAGATGGAATAGTTTGGGCAAAAACAATTAAGTTGTTTGGTAAGCCTATAAGCGATTACATAATTTAATATGAATATAACTTTAAACAGTACTTGTTCACAAATAACAGTAACCTCAGCTATACTTTTAAATACAAATGTAGCCAATACATTAAAAGTTATTTATAAAGGAACTGAGCACACTGTTACCGTACCAACTAACATATCTACCTTTAACATACTTCCTACGCACGTGGGCATGACAGGTACTTTTACAGATGGTGTTTATACTATATTTTTTAGGAACACACTATTAGGCGGTGCTGTTAAAGAAGATAGAGGTTGTGCGGTAAGTCTTTGTAGCACTAAGTGCTCAGACGATATGATTTCATGGTACACATCTAAGAACTTAGATAAAGTACTTACTTACGAAGCTCTGAAGGTAGGACAAGATTGCGTTAGTTGCAACTGCTCTACCTTGGAAACACTCTTTAACGACCTACAAGAAAATGACACCAACACCTGCTCAAATTGCTGCTGCACAGTGTAACTTTGTAAATGAGCTGGTAGCCTATAACAACTGTAAAAAATATAATATAGATTGCTGTTCAACTAAAGTAGAAGAAGCGTTTTATCTTAAGAAACTTGCTGAATCTGGATGCGATCTTGATTATGATCTTATCTGTCAGTTAGATCATCTTAATGTTACTATAGTAGATTGTACTCAAGATCCTACTTGTGAAGAGATGGCAGATTGGAGTATAAAGCAAATAAATGTTGGAGGAGATTATTCAGTAATTTTAGAAAACGAATATGACTACTCTAATAAATTTGTTTTTAGCACTAACAACGATTCTACTTTTTTAAGTTCTACCGCCAATGTTGTTATATCAAATGGATATGGCGAAGTTTCGGATAGTTACTCGATAGCTGGTGGTTGCAAATTAGTTAATGGTGTTTCTGTATGCTCGGATATTTACAAAACAGAAGTTTATTGTATACTGCAAAGTGCACCATTATCCAACTTCTATAGTGCTACAAGTTCTTGGGCAATACAATCTATTAGGCTTTGGAATGTTGGAACTGCTACTGGAACTGCTTTTGGTGGACCGCTTCAATACCAAGATGTAGATATTTCTCCAAGTAACATATGACCAGCCACTAAACCTGGTAGTACAGCTGCTCTTCCTGCAGACTTACTTTTAAGTAGTCCAAATTTAGCTAGCGCTTTAAAAAAGCAAATAGAGAACTTTGTTTGGGAAACTGATAAAGTTTCTCCAGGATTTAATAACCAATTAAATATAAAACTTGATGTATCTGTTGTAGGAGATGTTTTGTACATTAAAACTGTATTTAAGCATAACCCAACTTCAAGTTGGTGGGGATTAAGATCTGTAGCTTGGGCACAAAATAGTCCTTACGATTTAAGTAGTGTAAGGTTAGTTTTCCCCGGAGATTACTATAAAGATCTTTGGCACACAACTTACATGAGACATTCTTCTACAAAAGTGTATGATTCTCATGCGTTTACTAATGACTGTGCTCAAACATCTAATGTTGTAGTAGAAGGTTACATAACTCCTTATGTTAATTATTGGGAAACTGACTTGAATAAAATTACTCTTCAGCAACCAACCCAACAATACAGCTCTAAAGTTGATGATGTTTTTACCACAAATGAAAATCTACTTACAGAGAATATATTATCTTGTTACAAAACCACTTTAATACCCACAGTTGATAGCACTTATGCTAACTCTGTTAGCTGGTATAGTCCTTCTGGAACTATAGTTGGTTCTGGATCTGTTACGCTAACAAACCCTGTACAAGGAACATATACAGCAAAACTCACATTAGTTAATACTGGATGTGTTTTAGAAAAAACTATTGAAATATAATAACAAGGCTCGGAGAGACCACAGTGTCCTTCGGGCCTTTTTAATTTTGAACGCTATGGAAATAAAAGTAATTCGACCTAAAATTGCGGACACACCGTATACTATTTCTGATCTTTATGTTAACGATGTTTTCTTTTCAAATGTAATGGAAGACAGAGACAGAAACCTACACCAATCTAATGTAGAAGAAGTTAAAGCAAAGAAAGTAAAACACGAAACAGCAATACCATACGGAAGATATGAAGTGGTTATGTCTTTCTCTGAAAGATTTAAAATGCTCTTACCACTACTTACAAATGTACCTGGGTATGAAGGCATTAGAATACATGCTGGAAATACAGAAGCTGATTCTTCAGGCTGTTTACTTCCCGGACAAAAGTCAGGAAATAAGGTCATAAATTCCAGAAGTACTACTAGTAAATTAATTAAAATTATACAAGACGCATTAAAGAAAGAAAAGGTATTTATATCTATTGTACAGAGTAACTAACCTCTCATTTTAAAGATGCAAGTGCATACAAATATTTTGTAATTTTACTGCCATGACTCTACTAGAACATACATATGCAATTCGCAACCTTTTGTCTAAAGGAGTGGCATCAGATGACAGTCAATACTCATTGAGATTAATAGCTCATTTCCTTAATGTATCAAGAGCTATCCTGACAGAACAAAAGTCAGATCGGTATAGATATTTATCTGAGCAAAGCTTTCAAACACTTTGTGTACCACTAGAAAAAGGTTCTATCGCAAACTGTTGCGATTACCCAAATGCAGGATGTACCCTGCTAAAATCCAAAATTAAAATACCAAAATTCCTTACCACTCGTTCTGGGGACTTTATTAAAGTAACCACTCTAAACGGTGAAGTAATCCCGAAAACATCCATACTAAAAAACAAACTTTCTAAATACTCTATTACTAATAAAGCAGATAAGCCCGGTTGGTTTATACTTAACGATTACTTGTATATTATTAATAACACTGATTTAGAAGTAGTTTTACTAAACTCTTTATTTGAAAACCCCTCAGAAATAGATAAGCTTAATTGTAGTAACTCTACTAACGGCACTTCTACTTCGTCTACAACTTGCTCAGATATATTTGATAACGAATATCCAATTGAGCCAGATTTGGTAGAGGGTGTTTACAGAAAGACTTTAGATTTGATTAGATTTTCGATTTCACTTCCACCAAAAGATAGAGAGAATAATGCCCAAGACGATCAAGTATCTGGCCAACTGGCGTAGTTTATACGATGAATACCCAAATAAAGATTTAGTTACCGCTGCTGAATTTAGACTGATTTTAAAAGTTTTTCATAACCTATTATGTAATGCAATATTTGAGGGAAAAGTATTTAAGTTTCCTTTTGCTGCAGGAGTACTTGGTTTAATAAAAAGACAACAAAAAAGAAAACAAGTAGACTATACTTCTTTTAATGATACACAATCTGTACATGAATACAGAAACCATCATTCAGAAGGATACACTGTTAAAAGTTTATGGATTAGAAATAACCCCCCACTCTTTTTAAAAAGAACTTTTAAGTTTAAACTACAAAGACAAAAAGCTAGACAGCTAGCTCAACTAATCAAGCACGAAGGGTATATTTATAAATATAGAGAAGAAAATGAAAACTATTTCAATTAAATCAGTCTTGGCTAGTTTGGCAATGATACTCGATGAAAAGTATTGAGATGAAGCAACAATGCTTGAGCATATCGCTAAAGGATTTTTACAAATGAATTTAGAGAATAAGTTTGAGCAGAAGACCGCTAAACTTGAAGTTGAAGAACATAAAACCACACTACCAAACGACTTAAAATATATAACGCAAATAGTAGTAGAAATAGATAATAAATACTACCCAATGCGTGCTACAACAAACCCCTACCATAATGGTGTTTGTGATCTTAAATTGCTAGTTCCTTGTCCAACTTGTAAATACGAGTATTCTATATCCCCTTCTGGAGTAGTTACTACTAACATGGGCACAGGAACTATTGTTATTTCATATCTAGCTAATCCAGTAGATGAGAACGGGGATCTATTAATTCCTGATGATGAGACTTTAAAAGAAGCTCTTACACACTATGTTCTTTATAAATACTGGATGACTAAGTACATGATGAAGGAAGAAGGCTCTGAAAGTAGAATGCAATTTCACTTAAAGATGTGGTCTACATTATCTAAGAAGTCTATGAATCTTAATCTTCCCACAATAGATGGTCTTGAGAATATAAAGAATATCAATAACCATTTAGTTCCAAGAAGTAATAGATACTCACAGCTTTTCCAAACATTAAACAATCAAGAAAATGTCGGATTCTAATACATTTACAAAAGGTATAAATACGGATCTTCATCCAAAGTTTCAAGAAGACGGAACTTACCGATTCGCCTTAAATGCTGTATTAGAAACTAAAGATGGAGAACTTCCTTCCATATCAAACGAAGCTGGAAATTCTGCTTGCAGTATAAACTTTCCAGTAAACAAAAAAGTAATTGGACACGCTTTAACTGAAACTGATGAGGTTATAGTGTTCTTATACGATCCTGCAGGACAACATGAAATAGGAAAGTATTCAGGTTCTAACTGTCAATACACCAGTATAGTAATTGCTTCTTGCTTAAACTTTTCTGATAAGTATCCTATAAACGCTTTATATAAAGTAAGAAACGGATGTGATGGTTATATATACTTTACAGATAACTACAATGATTATCGAGTAATGAATATAACTGATGTATTCCAGTATTTAGGAGATGGGGCTTTAATTTGCCCAAAGATAGAATTTTCTAGAGATTACACAATTCCTAACATTACCTTAGACACCATAGAATCTAATAGTGCTGGAGCTTTAGAAGTAGGTGTGTATTACTTTGCAGTTAGGTTTTTAGATAAGTATAATAACTCCACTAACTGGGCAAATGTTACTAGACCTGTAGTTATAGGAAACGGTACTTATTCTTACTTAGATGACGATAGTACTGTTAATATGTACGATGGTGGTTCAAACGATATTAACTCTGATTATTACGTTAAGCCTCAGCAAAAGCAAATAAAGTTTACAGTAAGTTCTGCTGATAATATATTTGATTATTATCAAATAGCAGTTATTAAAAGAACAACAGATGAAGGTAATATCTCAACAGTAGATGTTCTTCAACCACAGCCTTGGAATGGTTCTACAGAAAGTTTTGTTTACACTGGTAATCCAAATGATGTTGTTTATCAATCAGCGTTAGATGATATACTAAATGACAAAATAAAGATTAAAAAGGTATTAGCTCATACATTTGAAACTAATAGACTCTTTTTAGCAAATACTTCTGGAGATTATAGAGATTACTCAAAGTATCAAAGATACGCTTCTAAAATAAAAACAGAGTTTTATAAACCTCTTTCAGGATATGACGAAGTAGATAATAAAACTAGGCAGGGTGTTTATTACTTTGACGAAGGCTCGTTAATGGAAGATGAAGTTTATTCTTTAGGAATAGTATATGTTTTTAGAGATGGAACCGAGTCTCCAGTATTTCATATTCCCGGTAGGCCCGCTAATATAACTATTACTGGTTCTAATCCTTTAATAGGAACGAACGGTGTTACTACAGATGGAGCTAGCTGGGACACTGGAACAACAACTGTTTATGGTGATAATATCTCTACCAACCTTAGATGGAAACAAATATCTACTGCAGCAGCACAACCACATGCAGGTTTCTCTTATATTAGAGGTTATATGGGTTATCATGAAACTCAAACTACTTATCCTTACGTAGAAACTTGCGATAACAATGCAGATGGATACTGGGGAAGAGATTATTGGAATAACTTAATAGAGCCCTACAATACTGCAATAAGACATCATAGGATGCCTGGAGCTGAAATAAGAGACTCTTTAAACAATGTTACTAATTTTAAAGTAGGGCTTTTGTTTTCAAATGTAAGTTACCCAGCTAATGAAAATATAGTTGGGCACTACTTTGTTTACGGAGATAGAACATTTGAGAGAACAGTTTTGGCTAAAGGAGCTTTTGTTCCTCTTGAAGTTCAAGAAGGAGAAGGTGTTACTAGAAGGTACGAATTTACTGTTTATCCAAATAATTATAATGGAAATTATAATGGGGGATCTTTAGCTCCTGCTGATTTTAATTGAACTATAAATAATGGTATAGGTATTAGAGCTAATGAGTTTGCTTTTATTTCTTCAGAAGGTGTGTTTAAAGAAAAGTCTTTTGATGGAGCTTACGTTAAGTTTGAGAAAATCTATTTAGATAAAAACTGGGTAAGTGCAAACTCTGATATTTACAGCGATGCTACTAAGTTAAAAGAGTTTAACTCTAAAGAAAGTTATGATGTAAATGTCCACAGTCGAAGAACTTATAGGTACTTTAATAAATACAATCTTCCAACTGTTAGTGGTATAAACCATAATATTCAGAATAATTTATTTATTAATAAAACTTATCAAGGCGCTGTAGAAGGAAACTCTGCTTACGAACATGTAAAAGATTGGACGTTTGTTAATAATAGTGTTAGCATACCTCTTCATTTATTAAAGTTACAAAGCGGTACTGAAGCACTTGCCCCATTAGGAGATTGGAGAAACAAAGCTTTCTTTGGAAGTATAAGACAGTTTAAAGATGTATTCTCAAACTTATATACCATTCAGTATAAAAAGCTTCAGAACAAAACTCTTTACGCCACAAATTTAAATACTAGTTTTATTGTACTAGGAGGAGACACCTCAGTATCCAGACTTTCATTAATGGAATCCTCTTTTAAGCAAACTGGAATTGTTTCTGATACCACACCAACTACTTTAGATGCTTATAGTGTTTTCTTTTCTTTCCCAACTCAAGATACATACTTTAATCCAGAATTTAGAAGTAGCGCTAAAGATCAGAAGCTAGATTACTTTAAAAATAAGAATGCATCTACTACCGCTGATAACTTAGAGGATATGTTTTCTTACGTTTTAAGAAAGTTATATTCTCCAGACGTAAAAGATGTAATTATAAATCCAGAGATATATAATTATAATAATTCTTTTTCATTCTTAGATGGACTAGAAATAAAGTACCCAATAGCGTTTAATTATAAGTTTTGTAATCTTTGTATAGAAGATCATCCATACAGAATATGGTATTCTCAAAAAGACGATAACACTTCTTTAGAAGATAAAAGTAGGATAATACTTCCTAATAATTATACAGACGAGTTAGGAGGTAATTCAGGACCTGTAACAGATTTGTTTGTTAGTTTTAATAAACTATACGCAACTACTCCAAAGTCTATTTTCTATATACCGACTAGACCTCAAAATATAGAGACTGATGTTAATACTATTTATCTTGGAACTGGAGAAGTCTTGGGAGTTCCTCCACAGGAAATGAAAAACTCAATGAACGGATTTGGTGGTCAACAGCATTGGTCTTCTAGATTACTTACCGAATACGGTGCATTTTATATGGATTCTTTTTCAGGAAGTCCTATTATGCTGGGAGGATCAATAGAAGATATATCAATGTCTGGTATGAGAAATTTCTTCCAAGAAAATGGGGAGTTTAATTTACCTAAGCAGTTTAAGTTATTAACAAACCAAGAATATCCATTTATATCTCATGTGTCTCCAGTTGGATTTGGATATAAAAGTGTTTACGATCCTAGGTACAAAAGATTAATTCTTACTAAGAAAGATCATAAAATAAAAGCTAACTGGATTTCTAAGTTTCTTTATTACCCAACTACAACTGATAATCCCGGATCTGTTTCTGTTGCAAACGATAGACTTTGGTTTAATAACCATTCATTTTACTATAAAGATAAAACAGGAACTAACAATAAAGTATCATTAGAGGATTCTTATTTCTTTGAGAATAAATCTTTTACATTATCTTACTATTTCTTAAGTAAACATTGGGTATCTTTCCATTCTTACATACCTACGTATTCTTTTTCAGATTCTAATTCATTTTACTCTCAAAAAGATTATACTAATATCTATAAGCATGGAGAGTTAAATTACCAAAAGTATTACGATATTAAGTACCCGCACATTGTTGATGTAATATTAACAACGTCGCCTCCAATTATAAAAACAGCAGGAGCAGTTGTACTTTGCGCATACAGTTCATCTGTAGATGTAAACTCAAATACTTTCCAAACAGAAACACCTTATAGTAAAGTAATATTTTATAATTCCTCTCAATCATCTGGAGTTCAGTCTTTAGTTGCGCCATCTCCTTTTCAACTAGATGTTTCTAATGGAGTAGCTTTTACTAAACTTACAGACAGACAGTGGAGAATAAATAATATTAGAGATTTAACCGTATCTAATAATCAACCTATTTGGGCGTCTGATTGGAATTCTATTCAAAGCTCACCATTTTCTTATATAGATAAAATACCCAACTTAGCAAATATAAATTATAGTAAATCTTTCTTTAATTCTAGCAGATTAAAAGACTATTATTTAGGAGGAAGATTTTTCTTTGAGCCATCTACCGATGTTAAAGTTTCTTTAGATTTGCTCATGACTACTACCCAAAATAAACAACGATAAACCCAAAAAACAAATATTATGTATATTGATCCAATGGCAGTTAAAGCTGCTGATAAAAACAAACTAAAAGCTATTCAGTTAGATCTGAAAAGCAAGGGCTTATACACTGGAAGAATAGATGGTATTTATGGCCCACTTACCGCAAGAGCAATAAGTAGCTACAACACAAGAGTGTCTAATGAGCAACCAAGACAAACTAATCAGTATAACCAAACAACTATGGGGAGACCTGTATTTGCAAATGTTCCACGTGAAAGTACTGGTATGGCTCAATTCCCCCAAATGCAAGGAAACACAAATTATGATTGGGCTCCTCAATCTATGAATTACTTAAACACATACGGACTTCGTGGCGATAGTGATACGGTAGGAGAAGATTACATAGGTTTGGGAAGACCTTCTGCTACAACATCTCCAAGAGGATACGAAGAGTCGGGCAAAACTATTATGTCTATGGGCTCTAGAGGAAAAGAAGTAATAGAACTTCAAAAAGAACTTAAAAAAAGAGGTTTATATAGCGGAGCTATTGATGGAGTTTATGGAGCTAAAACTAAAGAAGCAGTAAAATCCTTTCAAAGAAACTTTAATAAACAAGACAATATGATGGGTTCATATTGGCAAGATAACAAAGAAGTTAGAATTGGAAATTCTTGGGATAGAGATCGTCTTGCAAAACGTCGTGTAGATGTTGATGGTATAGTAGGTGATCAAACAAGAGCTGCTCTCATGGCTAAAGATATTGGACCAAGACCTAAAACTCAATACGGTCCAATTGAACCAATGGTCACTCCATACAGCAGAGGATATAACGTAACTGATAATAGAGTTATGGGAGCTGGTGATTATTTTAATGCGCCTGCTTCTGTCGCACTTTCTTCTCTTATGCTCGGAAGTGCTCTTGGACCAGTTGTTTCTGGAGCAGGTGCTGAGTTAGGGGCTGCAGAAGCTTTGGTAGGAAGACAAGCAGCTGCAAACGCATTAAATGCCGCAAAAGCTGCTGGACTTTATGGTGGAGGAATGCTCCCTTTTCCTATGGGGGGTACTACCGCAGAAATTGGTAGTGGAGATGCCTTTAATGGCATTTACGGTAACACGCCTTACCGCCCCGAAAATTCCTATGCTGAAGGAGGTCTTATAGAAAAAAGAATGGCAGAATCTGCAGCGTTTAGCGCTAGTAGAGATAGAATACTAAATGCTTATAATAACCCAGGGGTAGCTTCTGCTGCCCCATCTCCTGCAGCTAATTTTGATTTTGTAACAGAAACCCCAATGCAACCTGATAGACCATTAACACCTCAACAACCTATTTCACAAGGGCAACAAGATGTTAATGCTATATTAAAACTTCCTTATAAAGAAAGAAGAATAGCACACCACAATCCCGGTAACATAAAGTACGGTAAGTTTGCTTCTCAATACGGAGCTGTTCAAGGAAGAAAAGCTACTGATGGTGGTTACTTTGCAATATTCCCAGATTGGGAATCTGGAATGAAAGCCAAAAAAGATCTTCTTACTAGTAGAAATTATAAAAACTTAACTCTTGATGAAGCCATGAAACGCTGGTCTGGTTATTATGTAGAACCTAAACCTGGTCAACAAAGAGGGGGTTACGGTGCAGATAGGATTGCCCCTAAACTAGCTAACAAACGTATGTCTGAAATGAATGAAGATGATCTTAATCTTATCATGAAGAATATGGCTAGAATAGAAGATGGCGATGTTTATAAACTTCTTTACAAAGGCAAAGCTATGGGAGGACAAATAGAACCTATGAGTTATGCTGGTGGCGGTTATTTAGATATTGCTATGGCTGCTGGCCAACAATTAGGAAACTTGGCAGGTAGAGTTCAAGATATAGCTAATCCAACTGCAGACCCAACTCAAGGAGATTATAAGTTTAATTGGGGCGATGCGTTAAACCCTACTAAAGGGGGAATACTTTTAGAGCTTGCTAAGAAAATGTCTATGGATAAAGAAAGAAGTAATTATGTTATGGGAGCTTCTCCAGGTAACTATGCTGAAGGAGGAATGATTTCTAGATCTAAAGCAAGGGAGATACTCCATGATGGTACTGTTCATGGAAAACCAATAACAGAAAAGCAGCGTAGATTCTTTGGTTATATGGCTACTAGAAAAGCTGAAGGAGGAATGATAGCTGGAATGTTTAATCCAACAGCAGGTCCAGATTTACTTAACCAACCCCCAACTGTTAGAGCCCTTCTTACAGGAAACACTTCTATGCCAATGAAAGATAATTCATTTGCTATGGGAGGAAACATTGGCTCTTCTATGAACTCGTATGCAACTGGAGGAGACATGAAAATATCTGACTCTTCATTTGTAGTAGATGGTAATCCGTCAATTACAGATGGTAACTACTATCCACAACTCAATGTAAAGTTAGACCACGGTGAAGTAGTAAAAGATAACTTTGTATACTCTAACAAACTTAAAGACCCAAATACTAATATCACTTTCGCTAACTTAGCTAAACCCATAGAAAAGTCTACAGGTAAATCTGAGAACTACCTTAGAAAATTTCCTAACGATCCTATAACTAATAAAACTGTTGGGTTAAATAATAGGTACTTAGAGTTTTTGAAAAATCAACAAGAAGATTTAGCTACTTCTATGGGGATGAGAGATCAAGAAGCTCAAGGTATGGCTTATGGTGGAATGGTTAAAGGTTACGCTACTGGCAGTCAAATAGGTGGCCCAGATCCAATGTATATGGGCATAAGTAATACCCTTTACTTCGACCCAGTGTCCTCTAAATTTAAAATGCGTGGTGTTACTGGAGATTATATGCTTGCAGATTATAATGTGATGGCTCCTAAGAGTGTTAGAGCACAATACCCAACAGCACAAGATTGGATAAGAGGAAACCAAGGTAACATTGACAGCTTTAAAAATCAATACTACCCAACAACTACTTCTACAACTCAACAAAAAGGTACTCCTATAGTTGGAGGATTTACACCGCCAAAAGCATCCAGTAATTTACCGGACTTTATACCATCAACTGTTTATACACCAAAAGGACCAATGCCTCCAAAGATAAATCCTAATTGGAGTATGAAAGAGTTAACCCCAGATGAAAAACAAACTATAGCTACTGCGGAGTATAGAAACGCTTATGAGCAAAAATATGCCAGTGACAAGTTTAAAACAAGCCCAAGTTGGTTAAACTATTTGAAAGACGAGGAAACTCTTCAAAAAATAAAGGATGATAAGGAGTATTCAAATATGATGGCTGATTTTAACCAAGCTTATGAGCTAAGCCCTGAAGGACCGCAAACAGATTTAGGCTTCACCACTCCTAATCAAAGAGCAGATATGCTTGGTAAGATGTACGCAACTGAAGATCCAAATTTTATGCCCAACGTACAAAATGATGGAATGGATAGCAATCTAACTATGGCAAGCAAAGTTACTAACCCCGAAGGTGGGCGTGGAAAAGGATTTGCTTCTAATTGGACTACTGGAGATTACTTAAATGCAGCGACGGTACTTGGAAGATTTGGTCAGTTGATAGGTGGTCCAGAAGTAGAGAAACCTATTTATGATATGACTCAAATATCTAGAGCTAACTACGATCCTGCTAGCCAACTTTATCAAGCTAATAGACAAACTTCTGCAATGCTAAATAGAGCAGATGTTCCTTCTATAAATGCAAGGACAGCTCTTGCTAATAATATGCTCGGTCAAAGATTGAATCAAGAGTCTCAGATAAGATCTCAATATGATACAATGAATCGTCAGGCTTTGTTAGATTACGAGAATAGAGTTGCTACTCAGCGTAGATATAATATTGCACAAGATCTTGCTACTAATCAAATGAATGCTCAGAATAGAGCTGCATATAAAGAGGCTTGGGATAACGCGATGACTTCTCTTGGAGGATTCGGAACAGCGTTAAATCAGAAGCAGCAAGGTACAGACGTACTAAATATTTTAAAAACAATGTACCCAGATGTTTATAGAAGAATTATGAACGGAGAAAAAGTTAACTTAGCAGAAGAAGCTCCCGCTGCAGCTAAGACTGAAACTACCCCAGCTACTAAATATCTTGGAGGAATATTAAAAGGATATTATTCAGGAGGTAAAATGAAAAAAGGAGGAAGATATGGCCGTTAATAGATTTTACAAGGGGACGCCTTACCAAGCGTCCCTTTATACTCCGCCTGTGGAATTTATTGCTACAGCTTTAGAAGCTGCACAAAAGCAATATGATGTTAACTACGAAGCTCTTTCTAAAATTAGAGATACCTACATTAATGCTAGAGATCCTGATAAACCTAGGGCGGCACAGAAAATGAAAGAATATAGTGATGAAATAGATGCTATTGTAAGCAAGTATAATGGGGACTATTCTCAAGCCACTAAAGATCGTAGAGAATTAGAAAGAAAAATAAAAACTGACTTCTCTCCTAATGGAGAAATGTACGCTATCCAAAATGATTATAATACAGAAGTAACTGCTATACAAAATGCTAGAAAAAGATTGGGGTCAAAAGAAAATGGAATAGATACGCTACAATTTAATGCTTTAAAATCTTGGTATAAAAAACAACCTGGAGTTACTTTCGATAAAGATAAAGGTATTTGGAGTAGTATAGAAGCTATAGATTTACCAAATGCTTATGACTTGCCTAAAAACTTTGAAGAGTACATGACAAAAGTTCCAGAAAGAACTACCGAAGAAATGCGTGCTACTCAAGACGTTACTTTAGATGGTTATCATGTATTTGAAAAAGTTAAGTTAAAAGGCAAGGATTATAAGGAGGCTAGTACAGGTTGGAAGGCAATGTTAAACAGTGATTTTGCTTATCAATCATATATTCAAATGCTGGCTAAATTGACAGATCAAGATCCGAATGCTTTTTCAGAAGCTATTACATCTGACTATGAACAAAATATTATACCCGGTAGAACTGGGTTTACTGAAGTTGGAAAGGATTATGAATTTGTTAGAGACTACAAAGCTGAAGAAGCTTTTAAAGCAGCAACTAAAGCTAAAACACAAGGCTTTGGTGTAGATATGGACAATAATGGTGGATTTGTTACTAGTAAGTTAAAAGTTGCGGGTAATGGAGCGGCTGCTCCAGCATTAGCTCCAACTTCAAAAGCAGATGGAGAACTTTCTCCATTTATGCAAGGAGTTCTTACTTTAGGTGCGTATGTCAATCCACAACTTGATGTTTTATCTAAAGCTTTAGAACCATTAAAAGACGTGCCAATTCCATATTCTGAATTAATGACTTCTCCAAAATATTCCGGGCTTAACAGAGACAGGTTAAAATCTATAAAAGAAGCTAATCCAAATATGTCGGATAAAGATTTGATTAATCTTTATAATAAAGAGGAAAAGGAAAATAATTTAATGTCTAATGTACATTATGTGGCGTTTAACACTACTAGCGCTGCACAAGAAGCTGCAGATAGATTACTTCCAGGGCTAAAAGCAGGAACATCAAAAGTATTTAAAATTTCAGCTGATACTGGAGAAATAACAGAGTATACCGGTCCAGATAAAGAAACTATATACAATAATTTAGTAGTCCCAGAACAAGAGAAAAAAGGAGTTATTAAATCTAAGCAACCAGCTTTAGGTTTTGCTATGGGATACACAACACATCTTCCTAGTGGTTCAGTAATCATTCCAAATCCAGCTGCATCCGGCGCATTTGATGGAAGTTCTGCAGATGTTTATGCTATAGCTCCTGCTAGAAATGATTTTGAAAACGCTCAAGAAAAATTATTAGATCAATTATTTAGACCATTAATAAATGGAAAAGGTAGTACGCCAATTCCTTTTGGTAAAAAAGTTGATGGTACGCCAGCGTACGTTGTTTCAAAAAAATCTTATGTTAATGGTAGAGAAGTAGTGAGTTTTCACCAAGCTAGGTGAAATGAAAAAGGACAACCTGAAATAGAGGCAGAGCCAATATTGGCAGATGATGGTTCAGTTCTTGGACCAAATGCAATGGAGATGTTTATTATGAAAGATCTTTTTATGAACATACTACCTAGAGACACTAAATGGATGTTAACTGCCGAAGCTTTGCAAGCACAATCAGACTAATAAATAAAATTATATATGCCAAAAATTAGCGATTTTATATCACCTGCTACGTCAGCTGCTTTTAAAGAACCGGCTTACTTAGAAAAAGGTGAAAGAATGAACTCTGCAAATACATTTTTAAATAATCTATTTGGAAATTACTATGACTCAGGTCTTAGAGATTACGAAGACCAACAAAATCTTAGGTTTAATAATCAAACAGGATTAAATACATTTTTTAACTTTGCAGGAAATCTAGGTTTAAGAACTTTAAAAGCTCCAGTCGCTTTAGCTACTGGGGTAAGTTCTTTAGGTCATGGAGCAATGAATTTATTAGATGGAAATCCTAAAACTACTTTTTCAGAAGGATACGATGCAAATTTATTAAGAGATCTTAATGAATCTTTAGGTTATTCTATAGATGACGCTTTTCCAACTTTTAGAGAAATGGGTTTTGACGAAAGAACTTTTATGCAACAGCTCAGTGATCCTGGGCAATTGGGCACTTCTTTAAGAGAAACGATAGGCATTTCATTTGAAAGTCTTGTTGGAGGAGCTTGGTTAGGAAAAGTAGGATTCGGAGCAAGAATAGTTTCATCTTTAGCTAAACCACTTAGTTATACAAAACTTTTTCAAACACTACGTCCAAATAATTATGCTAAAATTGTTAGTGTCTTAGATGAAAGAATTGCATCAACTTTGTTAAGGACACATGAATCTGGTGCTGAAGCTCATGACGCTTGAAAAGCTACTGTTTCTAAACTAAAGGCAGATAGGGACGCTGGTAAAAATGATTACACTGACGAGCAAATAGCTCAAATAGCAGATAAAAATTTTGGTAATGTATTTGCCTCTGACATGGTGTTGGGGGCAATTACAGATACAGCTTTTATTAGGTTATTTAGACCTTTATTATCTAAAGGGGCTGTTGCTAGCAGAGCTAACAAGTTTGGATTAAAGTTAGCAGATTCCCCAACATTAGATAATTTTATAGAAGCAGCTCCTTCAAAAGCAACGGGCTTTAAAAAATACATGGAAGGACGAGGAGGAGATTATATGAAGTTGGGTAAAGAACTCGCTATCCAAGCTTTCTCTGAAGGTATGGAAGAAAACATACAGTATTCCAATCAAAAAGTAAATGAAGGTAACAACTTTAAACAAAGCTGGTTAGAAAACGCTTACTCCGCACTTAATAATTTAGTGTCTGAAGGTATATACATGACGGATGAAGATCGCATAAAAGCAGTAGGTGCCGGTGCACTTATTGGTGGTGGATCTGCTATTGCCACTTCTTTACCTGTTGTTGGAAGACCATTTGGGGGAGGTGTTTTGGGAGAAGCAAAAAACGAAAGACTTCAAAAACAAAAAGCTAAAGAAGACCTCAACAAAGCTTACACAGATTTTGTGAACACTTCTTTAGTACAAAACGAAGACGATACGAAAGGAAAACTTACAAGGGAAGAACAACCTGATGGCACTGTTAAATACACTCATCAAGTCGGCGACACAAATACTGAAATAGATGAAGAGCAGTATAATACTATTGCTGAGCAAGTGTCTTTAGATGAAGATGGTAATTATGTAATACGTGGGGGAGTAAAACTTGATGATCAAGGAAATGTCATGAAAGACATGGTAAAAGCTGCTGAGTTCACAGCTAACATGAGAGTTCAAGGAGAGTTAGATAATTTAATAGATTTGGAAGCTATGAAACAAGAACCAGATCCAATTAAGTTAAAGTTGTACGAATTAGAAAAACTTTCTAATTTAGCTCAAACTGCTTTTAAGAGTGGAAGCACTGATTTGCTTATGAAAAAACTCGAATCTTTTAAAGACATGGGCGAAGCTTCACTTAAAAGATTTGGAATAGATTCCCCACAAGAAGTAAATGATAGGATAGAGTTTTATAAGGAACATGTAGCTAAACTTGAAGCTAATTACTTACAGACTACAAACGGCATGGTTGCTCCAGTTTATGGAGAAAAAGATGAAGCAAGATTTCAAATGCTTAAAAATTATGCTGGAGGAATTGGAAATAGATTAGTAAATCTTTATTCTTTAGTTGAAGATTTAGATAGGCAGATATTAGATGTATCTTCAAAGATACCTAATAAACAAAAAGCTGGTTGGATAATGAATGCTTTTTCTACAGATAATTTAGAAGGTAGAGAACAACAAAGTCCAAAAACTTCGCCTGAAGAAGCTAGACTTGCAGAATTAGTTACTAAGAAAAAAGACCTCAATGATGCAATTGAAGACTTAGGTAAAGTTTATGATAGATTAACTAATCCGAGAGAAGGACTTAAAGAGTACAATAAATTAGTATCAGCTAATAAACTTTCTGAGTATAAAACACTTAGAGACGGCCCAAAAACTTTTTTAGCTAACGATCAAACTACACCGCAAAGTTTTAAATCTTTTGTCGCAAAGCGTTCTAACATGCTTAGGCAAAAAAACAAACTGGATACAGCAAGAACTATGTTTTATGCTGATCACTTAAACGATTTAATAAATTATATCAAACTAAATGAAAATAGATTAGAAGATGTAATAGAGTCGGTTATGGATGTTTATGATAAAGTTACTAAAGAAGGTACCTTTATATATCCAGATCAAGCTTTAAAATTAAAAGATGCGATTAACACAACTCTTTCTCTTATAGAACAAAAGGAAAAAGAACTTCTTGTAAGGGGAGGTATGACTGAACAAGATTCTTTATTGGATCTTGAAGATATGCTAGTAAATGAAAAAGCGGAAAATACTATAACAGAAGAAGATGCAAAATTGTACTCTGAGCTTATAAGTTTTAGAAGAGCAAAAAATAAAATGAGAGATTTTAAAGAAATGCAATCTAAAATAGACTCTCAAATATCAATTTATGATATATCTAAATCTGACTCTGACTATGTACAAGATGTATTAGATGAGCTTCTTCAAGGTCCAAAAAGGCTTTTTGAAATTGCTGAGTACGAAGATGGAAGTATTTCTCAATTTTATGACGATGTTTCTGCTGTTGAAAAACAATTAAATTTTGCTAAAGCTCTACACGAAAAAGCATTATCTAAAATAGAAGAAAAACCTTATAAGGAAACTGCTAAAGAACTTGAAGATATAATTAAAGATTTAGAGATACTGCTCGAACTTACAAAAGAAAATGTAAGAAATATAGAACTTAAGAATAAGAAAGAAGATCTTCACTATGCTGAAGCTGTGTTATCTTTTGCCGATTCGCTTAATACTAATGAAATAGTTATTACTTCTGAACAAACAGAAGATACCGCAGTAGAAGAAGCGGCCATAAGAAAATCATGGCAGAAAGAATTAGACGCATTAAAGAGCAGAGAGTTGGATTCCGTAAAGCGTTCTACTAAAGGAACTCCTATTAATAAAGATAACCCTAATTCATCAAAAGTCGGAGAAGAATTTGATGAGAAAATGATAATTATTGTTCAGCAATCTCTATTAGCTGACGATTATGACCCAAAGATTGCAGAAAATAATGGAGATGGTTATACTATAATAGAAAGAGTTATTGAGTATGGGGAGATGACGGATGGGAAACTATCCAAAGCCCCAGTTGTAAGATTAAAAATATTCAACAATAAAGCGGATGCGGACGCCTACTTGGATAATAGAAAACAGGAATTAGATAGCAAAATTGGTACGTCTCGACAATACGCTAAGATTAACGATGAATATAATGCAAAATTACAAGCTTTAAAAAATAAAGAGACTGAAACAGAGAGGCCTAAAACTAAAGTAATTAAAGATGTTTCTTTAGCGCAACTTATAGAATCAGATCCTATACTAGGTTCTATGGCTGTTATGGATTTATTAACCGAAGATGAAAGAGCTGATGAAATAGCTGAAGCTTTAAGAGGCACCTTGTCAAAGCTTTTAAATGGTTTAGATTTTATCAATGATATAGCAGGAACACTTTCAGCTACTCCAGCTGTGTACGACGACTATATAAAATCGGAAGCTGTAAAGAACCCATTGAGAGGTATTTTTCAAGTTTTAAATGTTATAGAAAAAAAGGAACCGGATAAAAGTGTATTAGGACCGCTAATAGAATTTAATAAAGATTATGATGTTATTAAGTTTAAAGAGAACATTAAAAACTATAACGGAAAAGTTCCTCAGGAAACTTTACTGGCCCTTATAAATCTTCATGCTGCTTTTGTTGGAATAGCACAAATACAAGATGCTCAAGAATCTGGATTTAGTCACGTAGGATTTTTAACAAAGATTAGAGAATATTTAAAAGCTAATCCGACTGCTCCAGTTCCTTCATCTTCTCAAATTAGAGTAGTTCGAGAGCTTGTCACTTTTGCTTCTTCTAGCGTTATTTCCGATGCAGAAATATTTCAAAATGGAGCAGCTTTAAAAGCTCCAGCTGGAGCTGGAAAATCTTTAGTAGTTTCCAAACTATTTAAATATGTAATGGGGTATGCTAATGAAGAAATTGCAAGTGCGGCTGCTTATGATAAAGCTGCAAAAAATATTGCGGAATCATTGGGACATCCAGATAATCCAAAGAAAATAACGGATTTAACCACTGAATTAGAAAACGGAACATTGTCCCCAAAAGTAAAATTTATTATAGTAGATGAAGCTGGGGCTTTAAATAGGGGGGACATAAACAATTTTGTTAGAGCTGTAAATAAGTATAATAATACAACTAAAGGCAACAGAGTTAAATATTTATTTTTATACGACCCTAATCAACCTGTTTCTGGAAATATATCTAAGCCAGCTTTAGATGATAATTATATAGCAAACTTTGTTACTACTGAACAAGAATATTATGAAGGAACTGAAGAGGTTAAAGCTGAATATAGAAAAGGACAAAGAACTCCTAAAGGAGATCCCTTAGGACATTCTGTAGCATTATCGCAAAATTTAAAACAAATAACACCCCTATCTACTACGTATCGTTCTGGCGTTTCTGAAGTTGTTGATTTACAAAATGCATTTAAATCTGACACGCCAATTAGTCAAATACCAACCGCGTCTTCTTTAGACCCATCGGTTAGTATGATTAATATATTTGGTACTTATGCAGAAGCAGGTACAAGCATTGTAAAAAAGTTTGCTGAATCTAAGGCAGCTAATCCACAAAGAAGTAGAGTTATTATTGTTGGTAACGAAGAAAAATTACAGCAGTATAAAAAAGCATTACCTGACGCTGACGTTCTTTTAGCGCCAAGTGCTATGGGAATCACGGTTGATGAGGTATACGTTGATATATCTGTTGAAGATAATAAAAACTTTTCTAATCCAACAATATACAACCAATGGATGTATGCAGCAACCTCAAGAGCAACATCATATGCGCACCTTGCTAACACTAAAGGAGCAACACATTTTGTAGATCCTAAAGTAGCTCCCTATCCTAAAAAAGATAATTTATCGGAAGAAGCTATAAAAAACTTAGATGAGCAAATAAAAGTACTCTCAGAAATAACTGGAAATGTTTCTGTTGATATTACTAGACCAGCCGCTAAAGAAGAGTCAGTTAAACCTAGTGAAGAAAGAACTCCAGACGAAACTCCAGACGCTCCGGGAGAAAATAAAACTGCTACAGATAACGAAGGAACTTCAGTGGGTTTTGATCAACAACCACAAGAAGAATCTGGACTCCATGTAATAAATGAACCAGTCGTTATTAATTTTGACAATAATTTACCACCCAGTACTCCACCTACAGGAGTTTCTCAAAAGTCTCAACCGTATAATTTAGAAAATCCAGCTTTTACTATATTTGAAGGAAACGAAGATTCCGGTATACCTCCACTAAGTATTGGAGATGAGTTAATGGTCTTTATAGATAATTCTAGAAAGGCTACTGGAGAAGAGGCAAAGCGTGTTGTTTTGGTAAAAAAAATAACAGGGAGTGATAGCGGGAACACTTACTATCAAATTGTTGGAGTTATTAACGACAAAGAACTTGGAGATTTCGAGAGAAATGTTGGTATAAACACTTCGAAACTTCCAGAATTTACGTTACAAAATACAAACTTGTATAACATTTATAAAATAAATGGACAAGTTACTGGTCATGAAACATTGTACGTACAAGAAGGAAGTCAAGGTATAAAATACACATACGATGGTAAACCACAAGAAGACTTAGCAGATATGCTAGATTCTGACGGTAAAATTTCTAGAGCACCACTACTTGAAAAATATATAGACCAAGTTTGGGGGAGAGATGCTTTAGAAAACGCTGAAGAAGTTATTAAAAACTTTTCTAGGTATTGTAAAATAATAGCTTTTAAAAGTATAAACGATGCAAGAAAAGTATTTGGAAAAGACATACCTGCAAGTAAATTACCTAGACCTGGAGTACCTTATTTAATAATACAAAACATCAAGTTAAAAACTGGGAATGTTGTTAAGCCTCAGTTCATACAATTAGCAACAAAACCAGTTAACAGTAATGACGAGAAATACAAACCGCTTTACGACTTTATAGATAAGTTAAAACAGTTTGAAGATCTTTTACTTAAATCCGCTTACTTACCTGATGTTTATAGAAAGATAAAAGCTGGCGAACCTGTTGTTTATCAAAACATGCAGTTTTTTCCTATGCATACTTTAGTTAAAGTTTTTTCAGATGCTCATCACGATGAATCTATGAAAACAATAACTTTGTTAAGTAATAAACAAGCAGGTTTTAAAAATCTTTTTCCAGACTTAAAAAGAGAAAGCATTGATCCAAAACTATTAGAACTTGCTTCAGAACTTGACTTTTTAATTCACGGCGATTTAAATAGAGTTAAAGACGACAAAGGAAAATGGAAGCATGACACAAGGGCTTTTAAAGGGCCTGCTCAAAGTGTTTTTAATGATATAGGATCTCAAAACTTAGTAGCTTCTATAGATCAAGGGGAGAGAGCTGGTAAGCTAGTTTTACTTAGAAATTATAAAGTCAACTATACAACTACAGCTAATGGTACACAATCAAATACAAGTATTGAAGCTGCCACATTACTGGGACCAATAACTTTTATTAGAAGAGATAACAGAGGAGCAAATAATCCTTTAATTTCAGAGGATTTGAAATCTAGATTAAGAACTTACGCGGCGTCTTTAGAACAAAGAGGCTTAGAGCAATCAGCTAGATATAAAGCTATTGTTAATTATCTTAATGTTATATCTGATCCAACAAAAATACCTCACTCTAATATTTTAACTAGTGAAGATTTATCTGATATTTTCATAGGGTCTAAAGATAGCGATGGTAATCTTACAAAAATATCTGGAGGATTTGGATTAAGAACTCCATCTCCTAACAGTGTAAATAATAAGGATACTAACATTGAGAATCAACCCGTAAATCAATTTGTGAGTCATTTATCTAGAATAGATAAAACTAGAATAATAGTAGCTAAAAATAAAAACGCTGTCCCGACTGAACAAGTTGAAACTGTAAGAAGTAGAAAATACGCTTTATTAGTTGCTGCTGGAATAGACACTATTTCTGCCGACACTATAGAAGAAATGTTTCCACAGGAAGAAATAGCAGAATTTATATCCACATTAAAAAGTAACACTTTAGAAGAGGCTCTTGAAAAGTTTAGAAAGAACGCTAAAGAAAAGTTGTATTACGAAACGGAAGTAAATAATAAAATACTTTCAGCTGTACAAAGTAGGTTAGGAATAAAAACTACTACTAAGGAAATGGTTAAACAAGATTTAATTGATTCCGTAGGTGTAATAGATAACCTTAAACCTTACGCTTCAATACCAACACCTTTTTTAAGGGCTTCCGTTTTAATTAAGCTTTTAGGAGTTACAGCTGTTTCTCCCAAAGATTTGTTTCCATTGCTAAGTTTTGTTAGAAAAAATTACGGGGCAAATAATTATAGAGGGGTTGGATTTGCAGAAGAATTTTTACAACTAGTAGTTAAATATAATACAGACGTCTCTAAAATAATTCCTAGAATAAACGAAATTAGCGCGGCTTATAAAGAAGTTGCAGACGAATTAGGGATACCATATAGACCTCTTTTAATTGACGAAAATCTACCTCAAGATGTTATTTATCAAATGATTGTTGATGGTTTAATTTTCACATTTTTAGAAGGTGGCAACATAAATGGTCAATATTTAAAAGGTGTAAGTGAATTTGGTAGAGAAGCTAGGCAAAAGCATTTGGATAATCAAATAAACTTAGCCGCAGCTTTTACTAATATAGTTGATAACACAGTTGTAAAAACAGAGGATATTAATACAGTAATAGAAGAAACTCCTGACGATAAGATTGAACAAAAAGTAGAACAAGTAGTGGCGGCTGCTGAAAATAAAGTAGTTAGATTTGCTGAAAATTTGTTAGAATGGATTAACAATAACGCAGACGCTGAGGCCGCAGATATTATGCAAGAGGCGTATAATATTGATGACGATTTAGCAATTGACTTTATAAATAACCAAGACGCGTATGATAACTGGGTATCATTTTTAAAAGACGTTATTAAACAAGGAACTCTGAGTAGATCTAAAAGTTTTTTAACAGAAGATATAGGAACCCCACTTAGTATGAAAGAAGTGGAAAATCTTGTAGATAGATATACGCCTAGAAGTTTTTTCTCTATGTTAAGAGAAATTGTTTCCGGAAATGCTCCAAGAGAACTTTTTAATATAGTTGAATATGGTAAACTTGTTAATAACCAAGGCAAACAAGTTTGGGGGTTATATAAAAATGGCGTACTGCACTTTGCTAAACTTGCTTCTGGAGGCGTTTCTTCAAAAGTAGTTAGGCACGAGTTATTCCACAAAATATTTTGGGAATATCTAAAACCTTCTGAACAAATAGCAGCTTTAGCTTTAGCTCAAGAAAAGTATGGAAATTTAAGTCCAGAGGCTTTAGAAGAAGCACTTGCTGAAGAATTTGAAGATTTTGTTGTTACCAAACGCAAGTCATTATTGTCTAGGCTTTGGGAAAAATTAAAACGTTTGTTAGGCTTTAGTTATAACCACATGAATTCTATAGAAGAATTTTTTAACTTAATAGAAAATAAAACGTTTTATAAATCTGTTAGGGGGTTTGAATCTGTAGAAAGATCTTCGGTTAATGTTAGAGCGGTATTTGATAACTATGATGAATTTAAAATAGTTAAAGATATTATATTAGAAAAAGTAGTTAGAGATCAAGTAGAAAGAAGAAAGGCGGAGCAAAATGGAAATGTTCCTGTAAAGTCTTTTGCTGAAATAACTGTAGACGCCATGGCTTATTTGCAAACAGTAAAAGATATGGACGCTGCAGATTTTCCAGAAGGTTATACTCCAGATCAAATTAATACTGTTAAAAGAGCCGTAACAAAAGCACTTAACAATAAAGATTTCTTAAATAATTTTAATAATGATTATTTTTCTGATGCAAATAACAGGGTTGATTTTATAGAGTTTCTTAAAGACCTTAGAGATAGAAAGTTAGAAGAAATTAGAATATTAAGGGAAGACATAACAGCTAGATTAGAAAGAGGAGAAGAAGTTTCAGCAGATGAAATGTCTGAATTGGAAGAAGATGATGAAATGCTAGGAATCTCTGACGAAAGATATGACAGCATGTTGGTAGATCCTAAAACTAAACTTACTGGATCTATTAAACAACGCTTGATTTCTATAGAGTACTTTGTTAAAAACGAGAAACACTACGCCGATTTATCCACAGCTTTTACAATCATTGTTTCTAAAGTTGCTTCAATACCTAAGGGAAGCCTTAAAGAATCTCTAGAAGCAATGGCTAGAACCTTTACTTACAACATTAAAGACAAACCAAACATTAAGGTTGCTGTTAATAACTATATGTCTAATATGGCTGTTGACATTTTGAAAAAGCTGAATGATCCAAATTTACCCAAAAATATTTCTTTCAGAAAAGACGCTAGTCATAAATTTATTTATGCAGTAGTAGATACCCTTAATGAAGATGTTTCACAAGTAACTAGAAATGATTTAGAAAGTAATCCAACTAGATACAGAGAATTCGTTATTGAGGCTGGTAAAAAGGTAGATGATGTAATTAATGAAATAGCAGAAATAACTTCTTTAACTAAAGAAAATGTTGCTAAAGTTTATTATTTGTACGAAGATATAGATTTTATTAAATCATTGCTTTCTTCTGTTGGTTCTCTTAGAAAATCTAAACCATATGTTTGGCAAAAAGGATTTAAGTATGTCTATAAAATGTCTGGGTACATCGCAAGAAGTGGAGGTGGGCAAAGAACTTTTGTAGCTAATGTGGAGTTTGCTTTTAATGATTACGTGCAAAAAGCTGTTAATGAAAATAGAAGAGATTTATTTACGCAGGATTTAAAAACAAAAATAGCAAAAGCAAAGGCCAGTCAAAATATTGAGGATAAAACTAAAGCTGTTAATACATTTTTAAAGGACATAGGCGTAACTAAAAAATTAGGTGATGCTTCAGTTAGTTCAAAAGAAGCTGTATTTGAACGACTTAGTAAAAGTATAGATGGCATATCTTCTAGATATAATGCAGCCTTAGACGCAGCTCAAAAAAGTGAATCCGATAATCCTGAAGATAGAATTACGGGAACAGAATTGCTTGAAAATGAATACGGACTTTTGGACGAAATAGCTAACATGATTAATTCACATTATACGTTAGCCGAATCCGGAAGTTACACTAGAGGCGATGGTAAAAAAGCATATGGTTGGATAGACGCATCTTGGCAAACAGATGTATTCAATATATTCCAAAGAATTAAAGAAAAATTACCATTTAAAAAGTTATCTATTTTTGAACTTAAAGATGGTAAAATTTCTAGTAATGATGTGTTTTTGAAAGACAATATTTTCTTTACAAAAAAGAACGATATATTTGAAACAGTGGACCATGATTCTATTAAATGGAAAGATGGTTCTAAATTTGCTAAGACACTTAGAAAAGAAAATCTTAAAGAGTTTAGAGAAAGAAATATTGCTGGAAACTTTTTTGTTACTTTAGCAAATAGAGGAGGTAAGTATTATCAAGCTCTTCCAATTCCGTCTAACCGTACGAGCGTTCAAGCTGTTTTAGTTAATAGCTTTAGAACTCAAGAGACTATTGATGAAGCCATATTACAAATAATACGAGCTCAAAAAAATAGACCTGATCCAGATGCAAAAAATCCTGATGGAAGTTTAGTTCATCCCGAACTTAATAACTCTAAAACTTATAGAGAGCGTTGGAAAGAATTTACATTTGCAGGATTAAGTGGGAATGTAGATAGTATGACCGAGCAGCAAGCTTTAAAAGCAGTTAAACAACATGTGGCTAACATGGTAAATGGGGAAAACGGTTTGTTTGAAGCTTTTAAAGAAGAATTAAATTCTCCTCCAGAAGTTCAGATACCTACTTGGGCAATCAGTAAAGCATCTTCTTTGCTTGGACTAGCAACAATACCTAAATGGGATAACAATTTAACTGATCAAGAAAAAGAACGATTTTTTAAACAGAAAAATGCTGCTGTAAAAAAAGGACTAGAGTATTTTTATTACAACTATGTAATCAACCAATATTCTTTATCCCAAATAGTTTACGGAGACGAAACTTTTTATAAATCTAAAGAAGATCAAACCAAACGTATCCAGATAGCAACAGCTACTGGAGATACTCTTTTGGTGGATGAGAAATTTGGTATGCCAAAAACCTCTAAAGTTTTAGTTGTAGAAGATCTTAAGAGAGTAGTAGACCCAACACTTCACGATATGCTGGCTTCTTCTTATGACCAAGAGTATGAAGCTTCAGATGCTGAAGGATTTATGCTGCCGGAGTTTTACGAGAAACTTGCCTCTGCTTATGGTTTTGACGCTAAAGCGGACGTCATATTAAAACCTGTTTATTTCTCCATAGAAAATGGAGTTCCTAGAGCTATTAAATATTCTGTTAAAGTATTAACTCCGGAGTTAATAAAACAATATCCTCACCTAGCTTCTTATGCAGATGCCATGAGAGCAAAAGGGGTAGACCAAATGGTTTTCGCTTCTGCTGTTAAAATTGGTAGCCCTGCTGTAAAAGCTAAATTAGACGAAACTGGTAGAATTATTGCTTCAAGTTTAGACGAGAAAGCTATTGTTAATATTAATAATGAGAACTTACGTTTCCAGTTAAATCCGGCAAAGAATGTTGAAGGCAGCGTTGCTAATAAGTCTCAAGGTACTGCTATGATGAATACCAATGGTAAAAATACAGCAGAAACTTTTGAAATGCATAAAGCAAACGCATTTATAATAGAAAATGGATTAAGAGGTTTATCTAGAAAACTAAGGCTTACTAGAAAAGGTGGTGTTACAAAAGGCACTGAAAACAAAATACGCAGGATGCTTACCTCGTTACTTCAGGGACTTCCGGGAGCAAGAGATGTATACGAAATGCTCAGTTTGGGAACAGGAAAAAATAAGGTTCCATTAGACATGCCTTTGATTGGAGATAGAGTACTTTCCAATTTATCTTCAATATTTACAAAAGCAACTACTGGCTTTAGATTCCCTGGTTCTAAACTTGTTCTTCAAGCAGATTTGGGACCAGTGAAAATTGATGGTGTAATGCGTAACCTTAAGTGGAGAGATGAAAATGGATTTTGCGAAGTTATACTACCTGAAACATATAGACCATATATGGAACAAATTAAAGATGGTATAATTGGTTTCCGTATCCCCACATCAAACTACCACTCTTTAGTTCCACTTAAAGTTGTTGGTTTTTATCCAGTTCCACCAGGTTCTAAAGGAAACGTTATTATTGCCCCATCGTTAATAGTTTATTATCATGGATCTGACTACGATATTGATACATTATTTGTAGCTAGAAAAGATTACCCAAATGAAACTATAAACTTAAACGAACTTATTAAAGGAATAGATCCAGAACATCAAGATGATCCTAAATTAATAGTTGAGGCTAATGAACCTTATGGATTTAAAAATAACGAATTAATTGATTTTGATGGTTACAAACTATATGAGTATTTAGATAAATACATATTAAAGGTAAATAAACAATTAGAATCATTAACTAAACAGTTACAAGGAGCATCAGAACTTCAAAAAGAAGCAATTGAAAATGCTATTGAAGATAAAGAAAAAATATTACAAAGTCTTTCCGATATAGCTGAGTACGCTGCTAAAAACTTTATTGTTCATAATTTCTCTACGAATATGAGGAACATGAAAAATAGAAAAGATCTTCTTACACCTATTTCATTTGATAAAATAATAACTCTTAGATCTGAGCTTAAAAAAGAACTTAGCGAAAAATTAGATGATGATAAGTTCCTACAAACTCTTGAAGAAAGTGGTTTAATTAAACAGATATGCCAGTAACTTGTAAATATATAATAAATGATGTAGAATATACCAAAGAAGAACTTAAGCAAATGTTATTGGAAAAAGGAATGGGGGTTTTACTTGAAGGAGTAGAATCCCCTTCTCCACTAGCTTCTGTGATAGTTGAGAGGTATGATTTTATGAATAAAACCGAGTCTATAATGGAGTTGTGAACTCGGTTAGAAATAAAGAAAAATGGTAAGGAAGTAAGTGGTTATGTAACTAAAAAACAAGCTGACGAAGCACTTAATCCAAAAGGAAATCTTACCGATTACTCCACACAAGAAAAAATAAGATACAACACTTATTCCGGTATTGCTCTTACTGGTATAGTAGCCAACTTCTCTAAAGTGTTTGGTTATATCTTTGACGCTACTCCTCCAACAGAAATATTAGACACCAGAACTAAAACTGTAATGTCTGTTAATAGTGCGGAGATAAAAACTTTAATGCAAGAAAATGATGCTCCAACTATCGAAAGGCTCATCGAAAAGATGCCCCACTTAAGAATAACAGGAAGGGAGAATCCAAAATTTTCGGATATGAAGATTTTTTCTGGTAAGGGGGCTAATGAAGTTGTTTCTTCTTCATTTATAAAATGAAATGGAAAAGCTTTAAACGCATTTAGACGCATAGCTTTTGATGGTACTAATGTGTTCGAAGACATAGATACATTAATTAACCTTGCTATTGACAACGTTAAAATGCAAAAGCTTCACTTGCTGGGCATTACAAACACAAATGCTAATATATTTTTGACGCTTCTTGCTAGTGGGGTACCTCTTAATTCAGTATCTTTGATGTTTAAATCTCCAGTAATAGCTAAGATCAGTGAAGGAAAAAGATGGACACAAGAAAGTATTGAGGAGATAAGTAAAGACTTGCACAAAACTTACGCAAGTAATGAAGACTTGTGGCCTGAAGTGGCTAGAATATTAAAAGACGAGTATAACGTACAGCTCTCCGAAACAAAAATATCTGGACAAAGCTTTTTACCTCTTAATAGTATATTATTTGGTTTGTACGGCCAACAAGGTAAAAGTACTAAAGGTTTAACTGATGAACTTCTAGAAAAAGTTTACACTGGACAAGCGTCAGAAGCTGAAACTCTTATTGCCAATTTGTTTCTTTTAGAAACTATGCGAGCAATGATACCTCTTGGCCAAGAGACATTTAAACAATCAATGATATATAAAGGTCTTCGTTATTTGCCGAATAAAATGTGGCAGATAACTTCGCTTATAGATAACATAGAAAGTTTAGCTCACTTTAAAGGAGAGGCTACTGGAACTAGAGGAGAAATCAAGAGTATTGCAGAAAGAATAGTTGGCAGAATTACTGGTATAGAAAAAGAAGAAGCTTTAGAGTTTGTTAAAGAATTCAGCTCTATGATGTACACAGCTAACAATCAAATTAGAGCTAACTATGTTAACCGCGTAATAAGAAAAACAACATCCAGAAAAGTTGAGCCCTCTAATTCTTCGGCTTTTTCTAATGTCGCTATATTAAATTTGCCACACGTTAAGGCGCTTTATAGAACAGCAATAACTTTTAGAAATGTTTTGGAGCAAATATTTAATATATATTCACCAACAGTTCAAAGATTTGTAGAAAATATAACTAAAGAAGCAAACTTATTTAGTGCGTATGACTCTATGGACAAGGCTGGAGAAGTTTCGAAAGAATTAATTAAGTTTTTAACTTCCAATCTTAAATTTAAAATAGGGGATGTCGAAGTTTCAAATTATGTTGAAGGAAACGCTGAAAATGCTAGAGCCTGGCAAAGAGAATTTGTAAACACTTTATTTAAAGTACACAATGAATTAGATGACAACTCATTTGTAAACTCACTAGAATTTAGTAGTTATAATGGCGTTAATAGAGCTATGATAGTAGCTGACAAATTAGATGATGATGAAGTAATAGAAAGAATTAGAGACGGATTTGAAAAGTTGTATAATACAGAAGAAGTTCCAATTGGAGATGGAAAATTTATTAGTGGCAAGCAATTAGCATTAGATTTATTTAAATACTCTTTGATGACCGATAGTATGTACTATGAGAAAACCGGTTTTTCATTAATATTTCCTCCCGAATGGGGATTTGCTTTTGCTAAAGCTTTTGCTGCTCGCATGGAATCTGTTATTCCAAAAGATTCTTACACTACTGACGCAAACCTATTGAGTATAAAAGACAAGTTTTTGTATCAGTTAGTTAGGGCTAGACCAGATCTTATTGGTAGATTTCCAAAAGCAAAACCAGTTACAGTTAAAGTTCCAGTGCCGCAAACTAAAATCAAAAAAACTATTTATGCTGGAAGTACAAATTACCAAACAAGTAACACACCTCGAATTCAAGTAAGTCAATTACCTGCTACTGTTAAACCTACAATAGATTTATCAAGAGAATGGAAAGGTGACTTAGAATCAAGACCTGTTTATACTTCCGAAGGTGTAAATACTATGAGGACTACTTCTGCTAAACCTAATGAACATTTTGGTAATCCTTTTAGTGAAATGGGTTACGGTAATACTATAAAAGTATCCAGTATAGGAGCAGCTGTTAGAATGTACAAAGATTGGTTGTTAAATGGAGCTGTTTCTGAATCAGAAATTGTAACAGGCGGCATTAAAGCTTTAGAAAAGTTTGATGAACAAAGATTATGGATACTTGATCAGATTAATCAAGGTAAACTTGATAATGCTACACTACTGTATGCTGGTAAATTGGAAGCTAGAGGTCAAGGAACACATGCAAAAGCTTTATTAGAAGTAATTGAAAAATTAAGAAGTGAGACTACTATTACTAGTAGAACATTTGAAAATGAAAACGCTACTGCCACTGTTCATTATGATTTAGTTTTCCCAGTAGCGCCGAACGCATCTACCCCTAGATTTATAAGTTATTATGATCAAGGTGTGTTTATGCTTGTAGATACTCCTGGAAGTGGTATGTCCTACTATGTAAAAATAGGGGATAAAACTCCTAGTGCTTATAATTTTTCTCTTTTCGATTTAGATAAATCGTTTGATTTAAAAGCCTTGTTTAATCTTGGAGATTATAAACTTGTTAATAGTAGCATTATTCAAGGGGGTAAAATAAGATTAAAAAAGAAAAAACTATCTTTACAAAAGTTTGATCGTGTGTTAGCGATTGATTTATATTCTGTAGATCCAACAACAGCCACTGCTTATTACGTTAAAGATATACAAGAATCTGAGGGAGTAACTACTTATATTTTAGGAGCAACTGAACAAAGACCTATGTACTCCACTCAATTAATTGAAAGGGTTAGAAAAGGTTTTAAAAAGTTTCTTAACACCGATGTTAACGCTACCGTTGTGGTTGATACGGTATCAGAATATTTTAGAAAAGAAAGAACAAGTAAAGATTTAGAAGCATCTACTATTGTTATTTCTCCTAAAGAAGAACGTTCTATAAAGTTACCATTTTTTAACATACCAAAAGATTTAACTGAGCAGCAACAACAAGATATACTAGATGAAACTGCCGTGATATTAAATGAAAAAGTAAAAGATGGAGCAACAATAGTTATAACTAAAGATGTTTTTGATTCGGTTAGACGGTATAAAATATTAAATAGAGGTCTTGTAGATTTATTTTATAATAAATTGAATTATATAGACAGAATACTTCCGCCAACTAATGTTCAACAAAAATCGCCAGAGCTAACTATAGCAATTAAAGAAAACGAATTAGACGTTGAAATGGTTGGAAATATTAGTTTAACTAAAGATGCAAGTGGTTTAGTTTATACCCCTGCACAAGGACCGCTTGCTAAAAAGAAAGAGGGAGATATACTTTATTTTGGTAATGGGCTGTATGCTTTTGTATCGGCTAATACTGGAACTAATTTAACTATGTTTACTTTTGATAAAACCTTTTTACAAGAATTAGAAAAAGGAATGAAAACAGCAGACTTTATAGAAGTCTATAATCAAAAAAATAAGTGCTAATGGTCTGTCCAAATAAAAACTCAGAAGAGTGGAGAAGGCTTGTAGAAATGCACGGAGAAGAAGCTGCTTTGGTATTGTATAATACTGAAGCAGTAACTCCTTCGTTTAACGAACCCGTCTACAATGCTATATTAACTGCAATACGAAGAAACCCAGTATTCTTTAGAACTAAATATGCAGATTTTTTAGGGGGTTCAACTTTTTCAGAAGAACTAATGGCTAGAATTTTTTATTCTAGATTTGATGGTTTAAATGCTAGGTTAGAAGGAGATAGTGTAATTGTAGAAAATCTTGCGCAACAAAGCAACAAAATTGAAATTATACCAGAATTAGAAGAAAGACTAGTAAAAGGATTTTTAAAGGACTTTAATATTGAAGTTAAAGAATACACTTCTATAAAAAATGACTTGGGTTTTGACGCTTTATCCATGTCTGATTTAGTAACTAAATTTATTGCTTATCAAGAAGGAGAAAGTGTTACTGGAGAAGTAGCCTATTTTGCATATAACATGTTAGGTAAACAAAATAATAAAATTAAATCTAATCTTAGATACCTTATCAGTAAATGGGATAGATTCAATGAGAGATTTGATTACCATAAAAAAATTATAAATCGCGAAGAAGGTTTTATTGAAGATTCAAAAGAGTGGAAAAATAAAATAAAAGATCTTGTAATATTAGATTTTCTACAAGAAAAACTTATACAGTACTATAAAAATCCAACTGCATTTGAAAAATTAAATGATAGCAAATGAACGTCAGAAGATTTTACTACGTGGAAAAAAATCATAAAAGCGATAGAAGATTTTTTGAAAGACATTAATTTTTATTTTGCAGATAATACTAAAAAGTTACGCGAATTAAATAACATTGGGGTGTCTATTGCTGATGAAATATTAAATCAAAATTATCAGTACTTCAACTATAATTTAAAAGAAGATCAAATAAGAAAGTATTATAAAAATACTATTGAAAGTGATACTTTCGCTAAATCCCTTGTAGAGTTTGGTCAAAAAGAACTCAATCTAGTACTAACAGGTTCGCTAGCGTTAAGAAGAGCAGGAACTGTTTATCGCACAGCAGATGAAACTATCCACGATATTGATTGGGTAGTTCCGTACGAATTAAATAGTAGCCCACAAAATCAAGAAGTATATAATGATATTGTAAATAATGAGTATGCTCCTATCAGAGATTCTTACATTGAAGGTTTAAAAATTGATGACGTTTCTAAAAACACTTTAACGCATATTCAAAGATTAGATTGGTTTTCAAAATTTAAAGATAGGTATCCAAGTTTTGAATTTGTACAAGGATTTTACGGTGGGGAACACACTAAAAAAGAATCTTTTACTGCGCAAGGAGTAATTGATGGTCAATTTTATGAAGAAGACGGTTATCATACAGAACAATATTCTTTTTATAAAAAAGATCCTAAAACTAAAAAACCTGTTAAAACAACTGTTTCTAGAAAAGTTAAGCATCGAAAAGGAGAATGGGTTAAGGAAACAGGATACGTAGTAGACTTTTTTGTTAGGCTGCAACCTAAACAAGAAGAGCATGAAAATTACTTTAAGCTTTGGAAAGAAATCATGATCGCTAAACTTAAAATGGGTAGGGATAAAGATTTTATAGATTGGAAAGCTTTTGTACCGTACGTTAAGTCAAAAGATTCTTACAATTTTAATTACGAGGGATACAGGCATATAAACTGGTCAGAAACTAATCAAAATAATGCTTTTGAACAGGAAGTTTCTCCATTTAAAGAGGAATTACGAGAAGAAAATGTTAATCTGGAAGAAAAAATGTCTTTGTTTCCAGAAACTAATCAAGATGTTTTCTTACCGGTAAAAGCTAGTACAAAGTTAACTAATTTATTAGAAGAGCTTTCTGCTAGATTTTCAATACCGTATCAAATAATAGATGACCCAAACCAAAAATTTAAAGGTAAATATGTAAATAAGGGGAAAGAAAAGATAGTAGTAATTAACGTTGCTTATGCGACCGAAGATACTCCGCTTCACGAATATTATCACCCATTTGTATCTACATTAATGCAAACTTCTCCACAAACATTTGAAATTCTTTATAAAGAATCTTATGTTAACAATGGGATAGAGGATAGAGAAGAGAGTGTTGTTCAGTATTTAGGAGAGCAAGCTATAAGTAATAAATATAATCTATATCTAAAATACTTTTTAAATTATATTAAAAACTTTTTAGGATTAAAAAATTCCTTGACAGCTACCTCAACGCTAATAGAAGTTTTAAATACTTTTGAAAGGGGTATGACTATTTCTGATAACGTAATAAGAACTGCTTATCAAAGATTAGATGAAGCCGAGGAAGCTGTAGCCAATGGGCTTGGAGCTAAAAAGAAACCTAAAATAGATTATATTAATGAGTTAGAAAAACAAGCACAGGGCTGGTCTTCTTTTGATAATTCTGTATATTATGAAAACATTAGTACTGGAGAAAAAGCTAAACGTATTACTTCATTTGTTGGGGATGTGGAAGTTGGAGAATTTTCTTCTAAGCAAAAACGCTATTCTAACAGTGATGCTGAATATGAGGCGAAAAAAGTTTTTGCTAGAAATGGTGTAAATATATATGATAAAAACGAAGATGAAATAAAAGAAACAATAACTATACAAGGTGAAAGGTTGACTTTTCAAGATGTGTATAGAACTATTGAAGCCAGATTAAATGAGTTTAAAAATAAAGGTAAGTTAATTCACGCTTATTTTCAATATGTTTTAGAACAAAATCCACAAAAGAAAGAAGAAGCTAAGCAAAACGCTATTAAGTATGCCAAAGCAACTAAGGCAGATTTTATTTCATTAGAGTCTCATCCCAGCATTAAAAGAATAAAAAATAATTTAGATAAAATTTTTGAAGCTGCGGGAGTTATAGTAGACTTGGATAATACTCTACCCCCAGGATTAAGAGACAAAGTTTCTTCAGAAGGGGTAATAGTTTCTGATTTAATGGTAGATAAGGATGGTAATAAACTTGCTACAACATATGACGGACTTTTTGTGCATCAAAACGGGGAAGCTACTTTTGTAGATTTTAAAACAGGTTGGTTAACTAGAGATTCTAATACCAACCAAATGATAAAATATGGGGAAGAATTTGGTATAAATGACTCTAGATTATCCAGAGCTTATTTGGAAAAAGCTTTGAGAACTGTAATGCTTAAAGAAAAATTTCCAGATTTAAAATTTAGGTCTATTAAATTGTTGGTTATAGATGCTATGGGTAATCCTACGGCCATGGAACTAGACTTAGAACCGTATCTTTTTACCATACAAAATTACTATAAAACAAATCACCCTAAAGTCCATGATGAAATGGAGAAAAAGGGATTGTTTAAATTGTCTAACTACAAAGGGGTAACTCAATCACTTATAGATCTACACTCTGAAATATCTCATTTGTCTAGAGACGAAAAACTTATTTATTTAAAAAACAAATTGTCAGATCTTTATTTAAGATCTTCTAAGGAACAAGTAGAAAGAGACCCAAGAAAAAAAGCTTTAAGTATAAAATACTCACAGGCAATACTGGAGATAGAAAAAGAACCCACTATAGATCTTAAATCTAAAACTCCAGACTTAGGTTTTTTCTGGAAAATTAAAAACTTTTCTGATGTAGATAACCCAAGAATACAAGTTTTACATAAAGTATTATTAGAAGCAAAACAAAGGCTCAATATTTTTTCAAAAAATTTGGAAGAAAACCATGATAATTTGTTTTTAAAGCTAGTGAATGAAAGGGTTGGTCCTAACGACAAAATGAATAAAGCAGCTTTGAAAGGACTTGAAATGGTTCACTTCGCCTCTATGGCTACTTGGAATCCAATTCTTGCTGCTGGTGTAGTCGCCGCACATAATGCTATTGCTTCTAAAACACAAATGGATACTAGAGATTTTTACGCGTTTATGTGGAGAAAGTCAGATGAGATAGGGGGAAGTGGTTACTATCTTAATACAAAAAATACTTATGTAAAGAATGGTAAAGAAGTTCCAATGACAAAAGCTGAGCAAGATTATAGAAACTACGTTCATAAAACAATGAAGGAGGAGTATAATAAATTTGCTAAAGAAATAGTTGGTTTTGATGAAGTAACTAGACAACCTATTTATAGATACAGTTCTTTAGGTTTACCAGAAGAAATGCCCTTAGATTTCATGCCTAGAATACCTAAAAGTATAAATGAAATTAGAGAGGAAGAAATAAAAACTTCTGGTTATGGAGCAGGATTAATGGGTCTTAAAACCACTGTTGGAGAAGAATTTAAAAGAAGCTTAAATGGTTTCTTTGAAGATAAATATGGTAGAGGGTCTGAAGGAATACAATTTAGGTATTTTAAACACACTGATTCTCCAGGTATAGTAGACGCAGAAAACCACAGCTTTAACGGCCAAATCGCTTTCAAAATGTTCATGATGTCCATGAAAACTAAGCAAGAAATGGACCCTCTTTATGATCTAGCTAGGGGCGTTCGTAATGCTTTAGATGAAGAGCTTATGGAAAGTGGTGAAGAAGCTAGGTATTCTAATACAGTTCAATGGTTAGATGATGAAATATATACTCAAATATTAGGGAGACAAAAAACTGAAAAAGTTTTAACCAGAGCAGTAAGATGGAAAGCTGGTAAGTTAACTGAAAAAGTAACAGGCATAAAAGAAGGCACTGACGTAAGAATATCTGAAATCGAAATAGTTCGTTGGCTAAGAACTTCTGTATCTTTTTTAACACTTGGATTCAAAGTTATTTCCCCAATAAGAAATGGTATATATGTAACATTGCAAACAATATCCCAGTCAACTAAAAATATAGTAACAAAAGGTTTGTCTAAAATATATGGAGTCGATGTAGAAGAACTAGGACAAATAGATTTAGTTGGTGGTAAAATAGTTTTTAATGATTATATTGCTAAGGCAATTATGGGAAAACCAGAGGAATCTAAATTATGGAATATTGCTAAAGCGATTAATTGGTTGCCAGATAACTACGTAATAAGCGACGAGGATATTAAAAAAATGGAAGCTGTCTCTAAAATAGGTCTTGGAGAAAATGCTTATGCTGCTTATTCATTATTTGAAAACTTTTCATCCCTTTGGCATTTGGCTGGATTATTAAAATCAACTAAAGTATTAGATAAAGATGGAAACAAAATATCCCTTTGGGATGCTCATGATGATAAAGGTGGGTGGAACATGGGTGTTCGCGGCGTAGTAGAAAACTCCGACGGAACAACTACCGAACTTAAAGAGCTTACGGCAATGGAGATAAAGGCTCTTAAAAGAACTCACGAAAGAGTATCTGGCTCTTACAGAAAAGATGAAAAAATCGCTATGGAAGCTTCTGTATGGGGAGACTTCTTAGCTCAATTTCAAAAACACGCATTCCAATATGTTAAAGTTTTATTCGGGTCTAAGTATAGAGATCGCAGTATTGGTAAATATGTTTTAGTTGGAAAGAAGCCAGATGGTATGCCTATGTATGAATGGCATTCCGAAATACTTCAGGGACAAATAAAGATATTCTTTGCTGCTTTGTTTGCTGCTATTCAGGGAAAGCATATGGATTACATGACTGGAGGAGATCTTGGAGAAGCTACTTTGAAGAATGCAAGAATTAGAGCTATGTCTTCATTAATAAACACGCTTATATGGTGGTTAACAATGTTAGCCATTTACTCTTGGGCATTTGATGATGAAGAAGAAAAGACTCCATTAGGAAAATCTGCTGCAAGAATTGTAACAGATATGTCTCGATTCCTTTCCTTAAAAGATATTCTTGATGCAACAGATAAACCAGTAGTATCTTTGGAGGTAGCAAACAAAATAGGTAAATCTACCTGGGCACTTCTTACTGAAGGTATGGCTGGAGAAGTGGATAGACAAGGTTGGCCTAAGGGCCTTAGAGGGTTTTTAACTCTCACACCCGGTTATTCTTCTAGATCACAAATAGAACAGATACTTGGTAATGATGAAGACCCAAGTTTTCTTTATGGCATCTACCCACTTAAATAGTGGGCGTCACTCAAAAAACATCCCCCTGCCCTCTCGCAAGAGAAGACAGGGGGTTTTTGTTTTTACTGAACTCCTTTAAGGGCTTCCAGTAGATCAGTTACTTTTCGGTTGTACTTGTCTTGCCAGCGGATCGGCAGGATACTGTAGAAGAGCTTGAGCAGTTCTTGCTCGTCTTTGGTGAGAGACTTCTTGCCGGTGATGGTCATAATGGTCAGGATAGAGTCCTCGATAAACTTATCAATCTCCTGCTCAGCCATCGGCTTATTTTTGCAGTTGTTGCACTCCCCTTTGCAGGCGCAGTAGCCCGGATCAATGAGTTTCTCTGCCAGGGATTGAGGCGTTTCTTCATGGTACGAAAAGCAGCACTTGATGAGCTTTTTCCTTGTTTCTTCTGAAGCGAGGGTAGCGCCGGAGAATTTGGCTGGATCAACAGACTTTGGGTAATACCCCGCTATTTGGTACGGGATCCTCATGTCCGTGAGTTGACGTCGCATTTCGATGAACAAAGGCTCTGCTACGAGAAGGAAATCCTGATCATCATACTGCATTGGAAAGCAGTCGATCATGTCCTCAGTTTCTTCGATGGGACGGTTGTCGATGCCATTTTCTGTGGAGAATAGTGGGCGGAGTTGCTCCAGTGGAACCAGAAGAAATTTCTTTTTGGTCATTGTTAATTTGTTTGGTGAATGTTAATAAAAAAGAAAACCCCCATCCCTCCGTAATGGAGAGTGGGGGTTCTTTGTTTTCATAAGTCTACTTTTGCTTCAGGCTAATTTTTAGCCCTTGAGAATAAGTAAAGATCGACAACTATGGACATAATGTCCTGCACTCGTGACGTTTCGGCGTTTAGTTTGTGGATCTTTTTAGTCAGTCTTTTCACAACCGTACTCTTAGTCTCCGACTCAAAAGCTTTCTTATTCTTGCTCTTTGCGGTCTCATAATAAATGTAAGCCTGGGACATGAATCTTCCGAAAGAAGGGGAAGAGCGTTCAATTGATTTAAGTATAAACGTCTTCTTATCCCTCCTTACTTCCTCTAATTCATAGAGGTCTTTTTCACTTAACCCAAGCTCATTTAGCGATAGATCTTTGAGATTATCATACCGCCCGATCAGCTTAAGCCGATTTCAGTTCGTAATCCTCGTGAGAAAGGTCCAATTCGATCGTAGTTTGATCTGCGACCTTCTCATTCAGTTCGACACTGTCGTTATAGTATCCATATACTTCATTACGTGGAAATGGTTTGCTATATACTTCCGCACCATCAGGCAACACAACTCCTATCTCTCGCTCCCATCTTTGCTTCCACAAATCGCTCTTTAGGAAAACTAGCCTATTTCCGTAGCGGGAGTGTGATGGATTATCAGGGAAGTATTTGTCTACCACTTTCCGATCTGCCTCAGAATATTTGCCCTCAATAACTTTAAGGACAAAGTTCTCTCTTACCTCTTCCGGTGTTGAGAACACAAAGAGTATTCTTCCATCCTGCGGTGAATACTGCTCTTTAAAATGTGGATTTGATTTAAGGTGCTCCACAAGTTCCTGAGGAATGCTAGAGTTGTACTCCATTATGAAATACTTACCTTCCTTTCAGTTACGATACTCGGGACGCTGATGGTCACCAAGATATGTCTGGGTATAGAAGGCTTTATCAAAAACGCTGAGGGGTTCGTTCTTGCGTAGTTCAAAGATTGGAGAAATAAAGTAGGTGCTTACTGCGTGATTATGTGTCATATAGTTACCTTTTAGACTGTTTAAGTTTTATTAGGTGAATACTTTAAGGGGTATCCTCCCTTCATTTTGATAGATTTCTCTAGGGTATATTCATTGGTCAGTTTCCACATGCCAAAGATAATCCTCAAGAAGTTGGTAAATTCCTTTATGATATTTGTTATTAAAGTTGCCTCCAGTAAACCCAGCTTCTCTCTCCTCCTTAGAGGTAGTGTAGATTAAAGCGGGATTAAAAGATGAGGTTTTAGTCTCAGCTACTATAAAGATAAAGTCCTTTAGAGTATAACCTTCTTGAAGTAGATCATACACTGGAGACTCTTTTGTCTTTAAAGCATACTCATATAAAGCAGCTTGTGTGTAGTAGCCGTATAGAATATAGTTAAGTGGGAATTCATAAACAGATTTCCCTATTGTTTTTAGATCAAAAGGCTCTATAGTTTTTTCTTGGTGGTCGATCTTAATCCCATCCAAGAGAGCTTTAAACTCATGATCTTTAAGAGTAAAATATATAGGTACTTGGTGAAGTAATTCTTCATGTATTTTATTTCTTTGAAAGTATGAAAATGCGTAGGGTGAATCCATAACTAAAGATACAGCCTTTTTAGCTGAGTCGTATTCATCTTTAGATAGAATTGTATACCCATCTTCTTTATAAGTATTATAGTATTCAACAGCGTCTGGTGAAGTTCAGAATTTATTAATCACCCAATCAGCACTCATCTTATAACCACTCATTCAGTAAGCACTCATGTAATCTTCCTTAGGAGAGTCTTTAGTTATCCCCTTAGGTAAGTTAGAAACAAATGTGCCCATAAAACCATAAGGCTTATTTACTTCGAGTACTTTAAACTTACTAACTCAGGCTTTAGGATCTGTTAGTAAACAGTCTACTGCTGAGCCTATTCTTAAAGAAGCCGAGTCATCTTCAAATAGTTCTGGGTTATCCTTCTTTAGTTTTAGTATTCTTGGATTTGCGATTGCTTTTAGCAGGGAGTTGGATATTCTCGGAGATTTGTAATATTCTGTTATCGGATCATTCTCTATCATTCTTTATTCACTTTTTTAATATATCTATACATACTAACACCTCTTTTTGGTTTGTAGGCATTAATAGTAACCACCCCTTATTCTTTATCGTATACTTAAAGATCTTTCATCTCAGGTCAAATGCGGGCCTTCTAAGACCCTTTGTCTCGATTACTCAATTCTTTCCGCTAAAGTCTGGAGAATATACAATATTTTGATACTTGTTATTCTTTACTTTAAGTTGTTTGTTTCTCTTTTCGATGTCAATTCCTTTAAAAACAAAGGAAGGGAATAACTCAATTTCCTTTTCGTACTCAAAAGTTATCCCCTCCTTCGTTAGTTGTTCTCAAGCGAATTCCTCGAGGTTATTGCGGGTTCTCATTTCTTCTTGTTGAGGGCTACGTGCAGTTTGTCCATGTAGCTTCTCAGAGCCAAGGCATCCTCATGCACGAGATTTGTGTTGACGTTGACCACCTCCAGTTCTTTGGAGTCAGGATCGACAGTGATTGTAACGGTTGCGTAGTCGAGATTGAGCGCTTCGACAGTCTCTTTTGCAAGAGCGTAAGCTTCGTCTCGGTCGGTAAGGCAAGAGGGCATTGCTTCACGCAGGATGCCATCGGTAATGAAGTTTCGTCCGTTGTTCAGTCTGGACGGCGCGTTGGGGATTGTGGTAACAGTGCCACTAATTGCCCCTTCAGTTTTTTTCTGGAACACACCTTCGAAGCCCGGTCCATTGAATGCATTGATCGCTTGCACCACTTCTTGCAGGGAGCTAAAGTCCATTTGCAGGCCGTGGGACAAAAGCGCCGGGAAGAAGCCGTCGTCAAAGGAAAACTCGTTCATGAAGTCTACTGCCAGAAACGCATCTTCTTTGTTGAAGAATTGTTTTTTGTTGTAGAAGTCTGGAACGGGTATGCCCTTGAGATTCAGGGCTTTCATCAGGCGGTTCTTATCTTTCGTCAAGCTGACGGCTTCAGGAGGATTTATATGCACTTTCTGTACGAACTTTTTGTCCATTGTGCCATTGAAGCATGCAGAACATGGGTAAGTGGGCCCGAAGAAAAGAGAACCAGCGGAAGCCACTTTTGATCTTGTTTCAGGATCTAAGAAGAAATTCATTACCAAATAATTGGTTTAGTTAACTTATCGTTAACTTGTGTGAAACATTTACATCCTTTGAACAGCCTGTAGCTGAAGGGAGAGGGATGAGCACTCTCTATTATAATGTGTTTCGCATTGATTTTAGATTTAAACTTCTGGGCTTTTTTGCCCCAAAGCAACCAAACTAGTTTATCCTTCTTATTAAGAGTGTTTATAACTTCAGAAGTAAATTCACGCCATACTTCTAGATGGCTTTCAGGTTTTCCTTGTTCGACTGTGAGTGCTGTGTTTAATAGTAAAACGCCTTGTGGGGGGAGGTGCTCTAGAAATGAAACAGAATTATCGAATCCCATAGAAGGCTTGCCGGTATCTTCTTCGATCTCCTTAAAGATATTACGTAAAGATGGTGAGATCTTCCCGTTTCTTGGGTTATCAAAAGCGATACCAGTTGCACTGCCATCATGGTAAGGGTCCATACCGAGTATTACTACACGTACGTCGTCAAATGGAACCTCTTTAAAGGCCCGAAAAATTGAGTGCGTTGTAGGGTAGATTTTTTTGGTTTCCTCTTCCGCCATTATAAAAGGGATGATGTCTTTTTTGAAAACATCGAAAGCCTTGTTTAATGGCCATACCCAACTATCCCCTACATAGGGCTTCATATTCCTGTGGTTCATTGATATATCATGGTGTCTTTTAGGATTTCTGAGCGATTGAACACGGTACGCATAAGAACAACCCTAACAGAATCCGGGCACTCTTCTTCGCAATCAAAATCGCATCTGTGTTTGAATTCTTTTATACCCGACTCTTCAGTTGGTTGATCGGTAGGGATCTGGTATAGATAGGGAGATCCATCGCTGTACTCCCATAGATGCACATCGTAGTAGGTATTATCAAGGACGGCGTCCTGTACGAGCACATCGAGTTTGTCCGAAGTTTTCTCAAAGAAATCGTACATTACTACGATGGACGCAGCTACCGAAGAAAGCATCAAGGTGAAAGAGATCAATAAGATCAATTCTAGACGCTTAAAATGGGAGATTATCATACTGGAGTGTTTTTTTGATCAATTTCTTGATCTGTTTGAAAGTCTTGTTTACGCCAAACTTTTTTTGAAAGTCGGAGATGTCCTTTTCTCTGGGGAGAGAAACTCATTTACATTTTATTCTATATGACAGTTTCATAGAGTAATCAATACCCGCAGAGTCACTGTCTAAAAAAATTATTATATGCTTAAATCTTTTCTTAAGGCCAACGATGAAAGGCTTTATTTCTGAATAACTTTTATCAGAGGTCCCATATCCTTCTCCGTTAAAGCAAACAGCGTTAAACCCATGTTGTCTTAAGACCATTATGTCCTTGATAGAAGATGTTATAAAAAGAACTGTTCCCTTCTGTGGAAGTTGGAATAGTCCCCCTATGTCTTTAGTATTAGCATTCCCTCCCCACTTCTTGGACTTGTCCCCACTTAAAGGGCGATAGATTTTGATATTTCCTGATGGAAACTTGTAAGCAAAAATTGGATTGCCCTTAGTTGAACGTGCCCAATACTCTTCATTTCTATAGATATTCTTAACAAAGAAACTATATTTAGCTACGATGTTTTTGGGTATCTTGTATTTGTTTCAGTAATACATTCCCTCTTCTAAAGGTGAAGAAGTGAACGAATACTGTACGTCTTCTTTAGGACGAATCTCTACTGCACCGTCTTTCATTAACGGTATATCAGCTATCATTTTAGATAGAGCTTGCTCGTAATTTAAATTGAATTTGGCTTTAACAAAGTCTATAACGGAGTACATCTTCGCTATACCAAAATCATTAAAGTAGAGTGTTTCTCTCTCTGAATAGAAGAATGCTGCTGTTGGATTCTTGTCCTCTCGTAATGGGGATTTGTATAGTTTGCCAAGAACTATCTTTTGCCCCATGTAGTATTCAAACGCTGCCTCTTGATTTACTGAGGTTTTTCAATCAGCAGTGTAGTAGATTGCCTTCATTTTTTATGTACTCTTATTTTTATTATTTTTTCAGCCTTATATTTGTCTATAACAAAACACTCTGCCTGAGACTCCATATTTAAGTGGAAGTAGCGAGTGAACATAAACCAGTGTTTAGTTAGTTTTATAGTCTCTCCTAAGCTGTCTATAAAAGTACAGCTAAAGGTTCCTATTATAATGGAATCCCCAATAGTGGGGTTGACCTTCAGAAGTTCTTCGAGCTTCTTTGGATCACCGTTAATGAATTCAGATAAAGTCTTCATGCTTTTATGAGCGGAATCGAACCACTCTTTACCCACCAGGTAAAATAGAAAAGGGCGATAAGATTTCTCCTATCGCCCTAATCATTAAATGAGAGAGTCTACGTCTTCTTGCGACATTGCTCCGTCATCTTTCTTAGCGCGATTTGCTGACATTTCGCTGATTGCCTCCAATTCTTTCTTGGAAAAGGAAAGACGAGATACTCCTCCTGCTTTCTCCACATAATTACCATATGAGGGGAGCTCTGGATACATCTTTTCCTTATAATCAGGAACGACTTTGAGGTTTACTGCGGTACCCTTTTGCTCATTAAGCAGTGATGCGGCATTAGCAACAAAGGTCTTATAGTCTTCTGCGCTGAAAGAGGCAACAGCCTCATCTCCAAGCAGTGCAGTCATTATGTGCACAATATGCTTGAGGTTTTTAGTTACTTCCCTGTTGTACGCATCCTGAATGCTTTCTCCCTCTTTTGGATTACCTCCAGTTGGTACAAAGAGACGTTTATGAATTACCTTTCCGGTGGCTACTTCCGAAAAGTTTATATCAGTTCATGTAGAGTCAGTGGATAGACCGTTAAACACGATATTTCCCGTGTGAATTCCTACGGGGATTTTGGAGCCTCCACCAGAGTAAGACTCTTCTTTGAACATAGTTGCTTGATACATAGTGATTATATTGTTTTAGTTAACCAATTTCAGCCTCAAGGACTGATTTTCTTATTACCTCAAGGTTGTTCTCAATCTTAGGATCAAAAACACCCATAACACTTCTCGCCTCAGTTGTCCCATCAGACTGTGTTATTAGATCGTAGGTAAATTTATTATCAGGGGTTTTAGTTACTTTAGTATATAGATTGTATGCTAGAAAAGCATTTAGATTAATTTTAGAAAGCTTCTTACCGTTTGTCATTGTTCGGTAATGCGTGATGCCATTGACATCGTATGGTTCACAGTGCGCCATAACGAATACGACAAGATCGTCTCGCTTAATTTCGCGCATCATTTTGTAAAGATTCCACACTGAGGTCGCTAACAAGAACCCCCATATTTCTACGGGGCTTGGATCATATCTTCTTCGTTTATATATTTCTCAATAGATGTTTTCTTATAGTATTTTGGTTTTACTGGAATTACATTTCCTTGATATGTATAAAAAGCTCTGTAGTTTTTTACATGTCTTCCGTATTTAGCGGAAAGAAGTAGTCCTGTATGATTAACTATCAAATCTTTGCTGGCTTGCTTAAATGAGCTATACTCCCCTACAAACTTACCATTTACAGCGTTGTAAACAAATGCTGTTTTTGAAAAAGCTTTTCTCATTTTGTCTATGTGTTCTGGGCTTTTCTTTTTACCCGAAAGAGCTAAAGACTTTTTAATCTTTGTTTCCTCAGTTTGCTTTGTGCCTAAAACACCGCCTCCCCCATCAGTCATATTTAATAGTTTAAAGTTCTTATGTTTAAAGATTTTTATAAATCTTTTTTCTCACACATTTAAATCTACATCGCATATTAATGGGCGCATTATTATATCATATCCGTTATCTATTCTATTGTGCACTCACCTACTGACTTTAGTATTATGTCTTCTAGAGTCTTGCAAATGCTCTCTTAATCTTTTTGATAACGCGCATTCTGTTTTACCAATATATCTAATCCTATTATTAGAACTGTCTATTAAACAATATACACATTTACGAAGTCCTGCCATTTCGGGAATAAATAATTTCCCTACTCCCCTTCGGAGGGATGATCTCTGAACGTTCTCCTGTTCGGAGCTTCGCTGCTGATTGTCCAATTTTATTATTTTTTAACATTCAAGTTTGCCTATATTTCAAAGCTGCTTTGTAGTATAATAAACTCTAAGGAGTTTCCAGCAATTAGACAGGTACAGGACCTAGCTATTGATCCTTCCACTGATCTCTAGATGGATTCTCTAAGATCTCCATTTCTTCGGTGGTCATAATGGCGTTAATAGTATCTATAACAATACAGTTAATATCTGGCTTGCTCTCTGAAATTGTTTTGATAAGTTTGTAGATAGTTGGTATATCTGTTGTCTTAGCATAATTCTTATTCTCAGAATTATAATCTGACTTTCATCCTTTCCAAGATAGTCCCTTACCGTCTGCATCTATGTAATAAGTTTTCTTAGGGTCTAAGAATCTAGCGCCTGTTGTTTTTCCGGTAGCAGGCATTCCGGAGATTTGTACTAAGTTCATTATAGTTCTACTTCTTCTAGTTTAGAAAATTTAAAGTCTTCGGCTAATGCTATAATCCCCGGCTTACCAAATCTTTCCTTAATAATATGCCAGTAAATCATGTCTCTTGTTTCATCCCCCGGATACTTTAGTGGTAATCCTTTGGGGTGGTTTTTTCTTGGGGGACCGTAACCTTCTTTTATTCCAGATACGGTTGATGGTCTATGTGTTATTATAACGTAATCTGATGTGTGATATATTGATGAGGCAGCAAAGATATCATTTCTATTTGGGAAGTGATACAAAGGGTTGTCTACCCTATCCATTTTTTCAATCTCTCTATTTAACTGACCTAGACAAATGATCAAACATTTAAGGCCAATATGCGCAAAGTATTTCTTCACATCATTCAACATCTCCATTAGAGAGTCTACTGTTGCTTTCTCTTGTTCTCCCGTCTTTCCTTTAGTCAATAGAACGTGGTCAATAGTAACAACCAAACCATAGTTTTTGTTTAATAAATCTCTCTCTTGCGCAAAGGTAAGAATAGTTTTTTGTATCTGCTCAGAAGTACCAGCATTATCTACATAGAATATAGGAGATTTCTTTCTTTCGTCAAGTACATTCTTGATAGCTTCATACTCTATATCTTCTAAAGGAGTATTTGCTGAATAAATATCTTTAAGAGTTTTGTTTCTTACAGACGCTAGATACCTAGCTATCTGATCCTCTACTAACATCTCAAAGTCAAACGATAAAATCTCAAATTTAGTTTCGTTAAGGTCTAAGAAATCTTTTTTAAATTGTTCTAGTATAGTAGATTTACCTGCTCCTGACTGACCTGCAATAGTCATTATTCTACCCCAGTCAATGCCCGCCATTAGAGCTTTGTTTAGTTTTTTAAAGGAAGTTTTAAGCGACACAATTTCGCCCTTTCTCCTCTTGTCTATATAGTTAAGGGCCGAATCAACCCCATAGGATATGTGTCTATATTCCATTATAATAAGTCGTCGTCTGAAACTATTTTTTGTTGTTCAAAAGAAACATTGTTGTACTCTTCGTTAGCTAGCCAGTTATAAGAAGCCTTCATATACTTAAAAGGATTCTCTAGTGGAGACGAAGCTTTCTTATTAGCAATCTCTGTCTCTATTGATTTTTGTAGATACTCTTCAGTTACATTATTTAAAGCTTTTAGATACTGGACAAACGTCTCTTTCTTATTCACCCTTAGCTTTCTACTTTCTTGAAACCTATCCCACTTATCTGAAGCAGGAAAAGTTTTCCAGAATTTCTCAAACCCAGAGGTATACTTTAGGTCTGAATCGAAATCTTCTTTAAGGTAGTTCAAAAGAAACGCTTGCCCAGTATTGGACAACTGGATCTTGTTTGTAGCGTCTATCTGAATTAGGTCCATTTTTTTGAGTAAACTCAGATCTTGCTCTGGAACTTCTTGAGGGTAGTTCCTCTGGCTTGTATAGATAAGATACATCTCCACTAAACACCTTATTGGAAACTTCATCGAATCTAAGGCACTCACAGTATTTGAAGTTAATAGCAACATTTATATATTTTAAATGAAAGTCATCGTATTCGAAGTGACCATACTTGCCTATAGACTTAAATTCTGAAGAGACAAAGAAGGACACTATTTGTTTAAAGAAATAAATACCATGTTCAACGGTATCAGTTACATATTTATATCTTAGAGATGTGAGTAGAATAAATCTTCTGCCCTTACTCTTTTGGAAGCTTATGTGAAAGGTAAACACTTCTGGAGCGCCTAAACCTTTATAGGAATATATTTGAAGATAGAAATCGTCGTATTCCTCCGTGTGAAGCAATCTCATTTTATTTTTCATAAAAAAGACTGTTAATGTAGTTAGAGTCTTCTAGCTCTTTATAGAAGAGTAGCTTTATTGCACCTTCTTTAAAAGCAAGTTGAATGCCTTCATCTAGAGTAGACATAAAGGAAGAATTCCAAGTAGTTTGGTTAACAGTAATTTCTTCGGCAACTCTCTCGTCATTTCTTACGACAATAGAAGCTTTAAATTTAGATTTTATTTTGTCCTCTTCAGTGTAACTATTTAGCTCTATATAAAGATTTAAAAACCCATGAGTAGTCTCGTAGTACATTTGAATGATTCTATGCGCCATACCAGTATATTAAAGCTTTTTCTAACGCCTCTACAAAAGTAACAAAAGGACCGAAGCTCTTTCTTATACGGTGTTGAGATCTGCGATACTTGTAGCTTACCGAGGAGCCGTAAGATATGCGTTTTGTAGATTTTGTTTTATAAACTATTAGAACAGCTTCCATTCTGGATTTGTCAGGACTCCTACTGGAGGTGTCCTCTAAGTCAATCGTAGCCAAAATATTTTGATTATCGGATTTCATCTTCATTACCATAGGCACTGTAAAAGTCTGATACTCTAGTATCAAAAGATTCCAAGAACGTCCAAATATTTGACATTCTGTTTGACGTTGTCTTTGTTATTAGTTTGCCATTTTTGTCGATAGTAGAGATATAGTAGAATTGTTCACCATTAGTAAAGAGCTTAATGACAAGTCTATACGCGTTAGAATGGTGCTCATATTCCTCTATTAATACCTCCATTAGTATAGTGTAAGTTGTTCATTTTCTTCAGCTAATAAAAACTTTAAAACTTCTTCTGCATTTAAAGAGGTATCGAAGTTTAGGAACTTGCCTTTAGTAGTAACTCTCTTAATGTAGAATTTATCGTTTATATTAAAGATTCTAGTAATTATGTCGTCTTTTACTAAGACGTTTATAGGAGCAGTCTCTCTGAAGACACAATCGTCGCAAATAAACTTTAAGTTAGTTTCTGTGTGCTTGTTTATAACTTCCTCAGGATGCATTGTTAAATCAATAGCTACTGGAGAAGAGCAGTAAGAACAATTAACATCTACGAATCTTTGTATTTTATGGAACTCGTCTCTAACTATATTTGAGTAAGGAACCATTAGGTTTTCCCCCTCATACATGAGCTTATCGTCTGATTGTAGATTATTATAACAACATTCTGGGCACATATGTTTCCCAAAAGTTTGAGAAGCATTGCGACTATCTACCTCGCTATTATTTACAAAATATTGATCGCCACATCTTTTGCATATATCTATACCTGAGAAAGTTAGTAGGTGAGCAATGTATGTATCACTTAGCTTAGAAGTCATGACTAGATCACAAGATCTGCAGACTTTTACTTGTCCGCCGTCAAGATGATACATCTCCATACCAACAGGTATAAAGTACTCTACAAACAACTTCTTTTGTGGATCTATTTGTTCGTTCTTTGCTGCCCCTAGATGAACTTGACAAAACAAGCAGCAGTCTGGGGTAATCCTAAAAGGCTCTTTATCTGGGTTTAAGTGGTTATAGAATTTATGAGTGTCATTAGGAAAACTTGCCTCATGCACAACCCCGTCTATTCTTTGTATGGCTTTAACTCCAGCTCTAACAGAGAACTCTTCAAACATATCCTCCATGTTTTTATCAGAAGATTTCTTCTCTATCTCCTCGTTGCACATATCACAAGAGTATGTATTAAGAAGAATGCTCAGAGGCTCGCTTATTTTCTTTCTATAAAATATTGTGTTGTTATTATGTTCAGCCAAACAAAAAGGGCAAAAGTCTTCCAAAGAAGCTCCCCTGACATGTTTACCTATGTTCGGGGGAAGGAAGACTCTGTTGCTTCGGATAAACTTAGTAATGCTTGTTTCGGAAGGTCGTACACCGTGCTTGCTCATCTGCTTTTTAATCCGCTTGATTTAAGTTTCTTTTCTACCCAAGTTTTCTCAACCGTACCTTCTGTGTACAGATTAATAAACACGGGCTTTTTTCCTTTTTCAGGACGTATGATTCGCCCTAACTGCTGGGAATTTGTTAACTCTGTAGATACGCCAGCAGCACAAATAGCTGCTTCTACCTGCGAGACATTTAATCCCTCGTTTAAAGCGTCAACTGCTATAAGAATATTAAACTGATTTTGTTCAAATGCTATTAAGTTTAATTCTCTTTCTATTGGTTTTAGTTTTGAGTGGTATATAGCAGTGTTACCTCCTAAATACTCTTGCAAACTTTTAGCAAATGCAATGGACTTAGTGAAGATTATCCACTTGCGACTCATCCCCATGTGGTTTAGTATATCTCGAATTGCTTTTAGCTTCGCTGGATTAGAATAAACTAACTGCTTTCGCATAGTCATCCCAGCCCAATAAGATTTACATAATCCTTGTGTCTCCTTATCAAAAGAAGCCCACTGAGCAGCTTGAGCTAACTCAAAAACATTTTTGTATTTTGATTTCAGTTTAGGATTATCCATTAGAACTCTAGTAAGTTTTATCATTGACTGCGTAAACTTATTGTCAAAGAGTTTGTACTTACCAGATATAGTTTTGTGTAGAGGTACTGAAAAGTTATATATCTCAAACTGAGGAACCATCTCATCCTTTAAAGCATCTTTTAGCTTCTTCTCATAAATTACTGGACAAGTTTTAGCTAAGAACTCTACATACTCTGCTTCTTCTGGAAGTGTGGCTGTTAAGCACATTAAATGCTTAGCTTTTATGCCGCTAAATACTTCCCTATATTTAGGTGATAAAGATCTATGAACCTCATCTATTATAACTAAGTCGTAATATCCTTTATGCTTGTAGGCAGATTGGATACACATAAACTTTATATTAGTTCCTGTCATAACCTCTTTCCATTGATTTAGAATGGGCAGGCGGGAGGTGACCACTAATGTTCTGGGCTTGCCTAAATCTTGGTAAGCCATTAAGCCGCATCGTGTTTTCCCCCCGCCCGTATATATCAACAGGGTACCCCATCCATTGTTTTGTTTTCAGGAGGCAACTGCTTCCTCCTGCATTTGAGTTCTTTTATCCATTAGATGATTGGCATTTAGAACACCAGCCCCTTGAGTCCATAGAGTTGGAAAGCTCTCTACAAGAGGTACACACACCTCGATGAATGTTTTCTTTACAAGGTATGCAGAAGGTGTCGTATATAGATATTGGTTTGAAGTGCGTTTGACAGCCGTGACACAGCTTGTCCTTACGCAAATTTATAGGTTTGCTTGCACAATTGGGACATACCTTTTGCTTCTTGTGAATTACTTCTCCACAACCGCATCTTTTTAGGTTACCCCAGTCGTTGTTTTGCGCATTAGCCGCCGAATTTATTATATGGCAGCTTAAGCAGGTTTCATCACCGTCTAAGTGCGTAACGCGTTTGCATTGTATACACACACCAGTGGCGTATTGTGGATCAGGTTTAAAGTCTTTACCGTAAGCACACTGTATACATTCAGTAGTACCTTCAGCATATTCTTCAACGATTGAAGCACATCTTTTGCATATTGGGGATATTTTATTTGCAGTAATGCAACTATCGCAAATGTTTAGAGTACGTAAAGAGAGTTTTGAATTGCCTCTATTACATTTCTCACATATCCCCGCAGCGTCTAGCCACCTAACCTCGAAGCAGCTTCTACAATCGCCATGGTAAAAATCTTTCCACGGATTAGTTGTATTGGCGTACACCGATTTTACTTTAGTGTTGTTACAATAGTCACACGTTACGCCCGTTAGTTTTTTGGTAAGGTGAAACTGCCGTTAGTCAGGCCCTTTACGAGGTCATGAATCTCATCCTTAATAGGTTGAGTGTTTTGTTTGTTCTTCTCTGCCTCACGATACTTGTGAATGAAGTTCATAAGGTCAGCGACTTTCTTCACTGAACCAGCATCAGCCTGTTTGTAGATGTAAGGAACAAGTTTCTGAGCTGTATCGTCAATCCTCTTTGGATCGGTCATACCGTGAATTTTGAGAAGCTCTTGTACCTTGTCCTTAACTTTGGTAGCATCAATGTTTTCCTCTTTCTTCTCCTCTTTCTTTTCTTCCTTCTTCTCTTCCTTCTTTTCCTCTTTCTTCTCATCCTTTACAGGGGGAACATTGAAGAACTCGCCGAGAATTGCGTGCTGAATGCCGTCATTCTTAATGGCAAGGGTCAGAGTCACAAGAACCTCCCACAAAGTTATCAGCAGGTGAGTTGTGCTCAAGGCAAGACTGGTTACTACGCCGGAGTGCAAATTCTGAAACGGGGAGTAGTCTAATGGAAGATGGTGTTTAGAAAGTAGGAAAGTGAGGTGATTAGGATGGTCTATACCCAGCATTACCCACAAAGATGTGAGAAATATTTCAAGCTCTGCAGTTTGCTTTAGCGAGTGTGCCATTGCGTGCAGATTGAATATTGGAGAACCGATGGTAAAGAATAGCGATATCAAAGCCAGCATAGAGCTGCCTAAGAACAAGCCGATCTTTTTAGGCATCGGTTCTTTAATGAAGAAAACGCTGATGACCGAACCTAAGTATTTTGTCATAACAAACGCACCCAAACCGCCGACAACAGCTAGGAACATGTGAACTGTCATACGAGCAGTTACATTGATGTCTTTGTCTTGGATAGAAGCAAGCAAAGCTGCCTCTGAGATCATAGCGATTAATTGCAGGGTTATGAAAACCGTTAGGGGATAGGTTATAAAGAATTTTATAAGAACTGCGCCCGGTTCCAGATTTTTATTCTGGGGGTCTTTTTTGGCTCTATAGAAGAAAAAGCCAAGTGCTGCCGCCATCGAAAGAATGGTGACGACAAAAAACGTTGTTGCTTCTTGCATGGTCTTACTTTTCCCACTGCGAAGATACGTGAGCTTCTGCAGGGACTGTTAAATGATTCAGGAATTTCTGCGACGATTGTAATCCGATCTTCTCAACGAGTTTAGCAATAGTGTTTGCTTTGTCTTTCTCACATTCTATTACTACCTCATCATGTACGAATAACACCAGATTAAACGGTATTTTTTTAGACTTCTCTCTGAGTTCTATACAAGTGGCTTTTGCTATGTCAGCAGCGGTAGCTTGGACAGGCAAGTTTTGTGACCATCTTTGTATTTTAGAATCCCAAGTTTTATATGCTGATGCAATAGTAGGATGAGGATCCCAACCCATTGCTTTAAAGTAGTTATAATGTTTCTTAGCTTCTAAGTATTCATTATAAAACGGTATATAACTTCTTCTTTTTGATACTTCATTACACACAACATATCCTCTTTCCCTTGTGAGATTGCCCATCTCTATAAAGTAAGGATTAAGTTTTGGGAAAGCAGTATAAACTTTATTTAATAGTTCCTTTCCTTTCTGTAAAGTAACTCCAGCACCTTCTGATACTTTCTTAGCTCCGGCACCAAAAGCAATTGCGAAGTTAATAGTCTTTGCTAACTGTCTTTCTTCAGATCCTTTAGTTAGATTAGGATTGTCAAAAGCTAGTTTAGCAGTCTCTAAATGGTAATCACCATTGTTTATAAAGATGTTAATAAAGTTCTCGTCATTAGACTTATCAGCAAGTATCCTTGCTTCTATATTAGAGAAGTCTGCACCTACAAAGGTGTTACCTTCTTCAGCTTGAAATGCTGATCGGTATATAGATCCTCGTTTTATATTCTGGCAATTAGGGTTAGTAGAAGAAGTTCTTCCAGTTCTCATAATTTGCATATAAGAAGAGTGAACTCTTTGAGAAGTTGGGTTGACGTGCCTTAAAAACTTTTCACCATAGGTAGATGATTCCTTTTGGGAAAGCTTATAGTCAAGATAAGTCTTCAGAATACCAGCCTTAGCTGTTTGCTTCTTTAAGACTTCACGAGATACAGACTCCTTTATCTCACCTGTTTTCTTGTCTATAATCGACACGTCAACACCAAGCTCTTTGAGTACAGGTAAAACCTGTTTGTGGGAGTTTCAGTTTAGTTGTTGATACTCCTCCAGTTTCTTTCGCAATTCTTCGGTTTGTTGTAGTGTGTTGCGATAATTCTCTAACCACTGTTTTTGGTTGAGATATACACCACTCAATTCCATATCAGCAAGAACTTTCACGAAGTTGAACTCTAGCTCTGCTGTTGACTCAAGCTCATTTTTCTCAAGCTGAATCTTCTGTTTCTCATACAAGAGATATGCAACCGAAACGTCAAGAGCTCCATAATAGAGCTGCTCTAACTCAAACGGTTTATCTCCTATACTAGAAAAAGAACTCCTTATCTTTTTGGTAACTGCTGGAATAAATAAGTTACCTTGATTGGAGTAGTAATGATACCCTGTGTAGCGTCTAGCGGTTTGCTCTAGGGTAAAATGTCCCTTCTCCTCATCCATCCCACACTCCAGTATTTGTGCTGCAAGCATGGTATCGAATAGATCTTCAAGCTCAATCCCATAGTTAGTCTTTATAACTTGGTAGTCGAACTTAATATTATGACCTATGATCTTTTTCTTGGATAATTCTTTGAGGAGTTTAGTGGGGTCCGCTTTCCTTGTGTCTATAATGTACTGAACTTCTTTGTTACCAAACTGCAGCATGACAATTCTTCTATCAAAGATATTATCAAAATCTCCAGTTACCTCTGTATCTAAAGCTATTATGTCTCAGGACTTGATCTCTTTGGTGAGTTCTTTACCTGACGTAGGTTGTATCTGTCCGTGTTGGACTCGAAACATAGATTGTTGTATATCCATTGATAGTGCGCTTAAACCTTACGTTATTAAACTCCGTAGGTTCTACTTTTGTTTCTGGTTTAGTGTTAAAGATATTAGATTGAGGGAAAAGATGAGCCGCTTTGTTTAACACCACGGGCTCCAGATAGTGCTTAAACAACGAACCTGCGATCGTTGATAAGAGGACAAAAAAGATAGCTTCCATATTTTAGTATGGATAAAGGGGGGATTTCTCCCCCCACTATCAGTATTAGATATTTAAATGTATGTGGTCTCCGCTAGCATTAGGGTTAAAGAATACATACTCAGAAGCAACCTCATCGTAAAGATAACGACGTACTTTTTTGCTCCCGGGTTTGCCTTCTATATAGAAAGTTACCTCATGCTCTTTTAGCCAAGACCTACCTTCTTCGGATAGTAAGAAGGCAATAACAGTCTCATCCCACGCTAAGTCAATTGCTTTACCGTGGTAATGTTGACTTTTACAATTCGAGTGCCTTCTCACAGAATTTACTTTAGCTACTGGGCCCTTTCAATCAGAAAGAGCGATAGCGAACTCAGAAGATATGTTAGTATCCACTGGAGTATAAAGTAAAAACCCAAAGAAATTGCCCTCGGTACACAGACCTGTTCTCTTAGACTTCCACCGTTTGTTTTGATAGGGGTGGGTTTCTCTAAGGTTGTTAAGCTCAAACCGCATAGAATCTATGGTTATGGCCATAGAATCAGTACGCGATTTTATTTCAAGAAAGTCCTTTTTTAGATCGTTGTTTTTGTGAAACAAGCCTAAGGTAAGAACTAACCCGATAATAGTTGAGATTACCATAAAGGCCTTGTATAGTCGATTATTTTCCAAAATTTATACATTTAATGTAACAATACCCCTCTTCTAAGATCGGGGCTAAGCAGCCTATTTAGTATAGCATCTTTAATGCTTTATCTAAATTCCTTAGTTCGGCTTTTCTCAGATCGAGATTATAGTGATCTATTGCATCAAATGGTTCATAGAACACATCTGGATTCTCAACTAATGGTCCGTCTTCTGAGATTATTCTACCTTTGAAAACACGAGCATTCTTATAAAACAGGGATTTCCCCATTTTGTTTGCGGTCCATTTAAGACCGTCAACAGTATAACTCACATTTAAAGGCAAAAGATCTTTTTTACGTCGCAAGACTCACACTCGGTCGCGAACGTAAACAGCTATTGATTTATTAATTTCCATTATTATAAAATGGGCACCGATACCAATACTTCGTCCTCCGGCGGTGCCTCCTTTGGAAGAAGGGACTCGGCAAGGCTGATGAGACTCTCGTCAATTTGATAATCAACAAGGCCAGCAGCTCTTTTGCCAAAGAATTTCGTCTCGTAAATATCCACGTCATTGCGGTGCATAAAGGATAGACCGTCAGAACCGCAAAGCAGATTACCTCCACAAACTTCTGCAAAGGTAAGGAAAGCTGAGTAACCTAAGCCAATAATTGGCACTTTTTTGTTTACCCAGTAATGCAAACTGTTTAACCGGAAGGACTCTATACCCTGATCTTGAGGCGGAATGCCTGGAGCGGGAGTTTTGAAGTAACTCACGTTGGTATTGATGCCACCGGTATCTGGTATTATTAGCACGCAATTCGGATGATACGTTCGTGTCTCTGTTTCCAGAAGTTGAACTTGCCAACCATAACGCAAAAACAACATTCTTATTTTGTAGACGTGCTCTGCGAGGTGGAATCCGTATGGGTTTGCGATGAATGCTTTTTGTGCATTCTTTTTAGAAGGAGAAAACATCGTTTGATTCCACGTTTGTAAGCATCTTGCCTAGTTCCGTCAGTTTGGATGAGGTGTAAGATACTTGGTTTGTAGAAAGTGAATTTGTACCTAGGAGTATTTTTCCTATAATACAACTCTTCTTCTATCGCTATTCCCAGTTTGCTGGTTAGGAACAGTTCGATTTCGACGTACGTCTTCCCAACTCCATTCCGGAACGGGAAGGCCTCCGCCCTGGCGTTGTTTAATGAATCGACTCCTAACTTCAGAAGCGTTTTTTCGTTTATTTCCATAGGTTTGGGAAAGTTTATACCGGAGGTATTGATCCCCCCAGATAATTGCTTCCAGAACAGCAGAATCCACGTCTTGAATAGTGTCATCTTGAACGACTCTTTGTTTTACTTTGTCGGTGATGTGTTTTCGTTTTTTGAAAATGTCACGCTTCTTCGTTTGTTTTCTGGAGCAATTTTTATTGTTATTAAATTCAATATTATAGTCCTCTAACTCAAGTTCTATCTCAGCGCGAAATTTTTCCCAAGAAGAAGATGTACTTGTGAACCAGTACTGCATCATTGAAATGTGATTTTTTCGCCTCTTTTAAGCGGAAGTTTGTTGGAAATACTTGACGGTGGGATGGTGATGCCTAAGTCTTTAGAGACTCTTTTAGCGATCTTTTCTTTGGTATCGCCAGGCTCAATTTTGTATTCCTTCTTAGCGATAGGATTTCCACAGCTGGTGGTGAGTGTGTAGCTGCGCACGGAGTCTTGTTTGACATAGAGCTGGATGCTCATCGTGTATTCTTTGCAGCTTTTACCGTCAATACTTGGAGGAGAGATTGTGAAATTGCGGCTCGCAGGTTGGGGAGCGACTTGAACGGAATCCAGTGGTACTGGGGCAAACGACGCTATGTCGTATTCTTTTCCGTCATCGCTACAGGACAATATGCTCACTGAGCAAAGCAGTAAAATACTCTTTTTTAGACACATCTGCTTGAGTTGTTGGGAGACGGTGTCTCCACAGTTCAATGATTGTTTCTTTTCTTTCTCTAGCCGCTCTTTTAACGGGATTGAATTTACCGTGTGTCATTGAGCGGATGTCTTCAGTGCAAAAGATTGCAAAGGCTTCTGTTCTAGAAAATCTTTGCCACTTAATCGCGTTAAGATATTGAGAAATACTCATGGGCTTTACCTCTTTATTTGTATCCGGATCGAAAACATCAAGAGGTATCACTGTATTTTTATTGAGGGATATATTGGCTTTAATGTAAATAAATAACGTCTCTAGAGCAGTGAGCTCTATACCAGAGACATAGTACGGACGCGCTTCAGTAGATTCAATGCGAATAGCTGGTACTATTGTCTCGTTTATCTCGTGACCATAGTCTAACATTGCGTCCGTTACGCCAACTATTCGCTTTATTCGTTTTTCACCACTACTTGAAGGGTGATGGATGGTTATTTCCATTTTACCGATTGAAAGTTTTTGTAGGGGAGGCTCATTGCGGTACCGTCTTCAAATACGAGTACTACAACTAAATCTTCACCGGGATTCACTAGAACGCTTTCATGACAAGCATCTTTGTAGATTAAATACCCTATTTTAGCTTTTCCCTTAATCACTTTACCTTTAATAGAATCTAAGTAGTCTCGTAAAGTTCTTCTATCCCATTTTTCTGATTTAAAAGATCTAGATGTTCTTTCAGGACCACTTATGGCTTCTAGTCTAAATGAACCCGTATTAATAAAGTCGGAGTCTAAGATTAGTCTACACTTCTGACCAGTAACTCTATGTATACACAAATTATTATCACTTAAAGCTTCTATAAAACCTGAATGAGAAAACTTTAGCATACTTGGATGTAAATAACTCTCAAAGCCATAAGGACCGATGCGAAGGGGTTGAATGCTGAAAGGAATTTCTATTTTCTCACCATTACTATCAACTGCCGTTACGCTTTGTAAATGCATGTTATAAGAAACTATTGTAAGTTCGCCTACTACAAGATCTACTTCTTTATCATAGGTTACACTTGAGCCTTTAAAATGTCGGGTTTTCGTAACTACGCCATCACCACCGATAATGACTGAGTTTCCGACTCGTATCAGTCTTTTCATAATTTAAAAGTTAGAGGGGCATCTTTTACGACACCCCTCTTGGTTTGGAGAAATACAGGTTTCTACAGTATTGTTTCTGTCAACTTCTTTGCCCGGCCAAATGCTGCGATTGTAGCGATCGTCATGCCTTCTGAATACACAAAAGGAGCCCAGACTTTATCCGGGTAGGTTCCCTTGAAGTATTCATACAGCGATTTGGCTTCTTCTTCCTTCGTGAAGGGCAGGGTCTGGATGATTTCTTCTATCCTTCCCACTCGAGTAAAGCTTTCGTCGAAGTCTTCAGGAACATTGTTGGTACAAAATACCATTGACACCCTCTCCATCTGATCGGAGCCGCTCAGGAAGTTCTTGAGTATTGCCATCACTTCTGTGGACAGAGGGTAGAACTCATCCACAAAGATAACCAGCGACTTTTCTGAGGCTGTGAGCATCTCTACAGATTTGAGAAATCCACTTGTCTTGAGGTGCTGCAGATCGCTGCCGGAAAGAAGCGCTACACATACTCCTTGAGACGAACATTCATGCATCAAAGCGCGCATGAGTGTTGATTTGCCGGTGCCCTTTCCGCCGTACAGTAGTAAGTTTGCTGCATCTTCTTTCCAGAATTCTACCAGTTTTGGTACGAGCTGAACAGGATTGTAGCTTCTTGCCTCTCGACCAACCAACTTACCTTGATACGCCAGCTTGAGGAATTCCGGTGGAATTGTGTTTATCTTTTGCGTAGAAGCGGTTAAACCTCCGTAGTCGTTCAGGCGAAAAGGATTCATGACGTTGTTCGCCTTAGGCCTTTGCAGAGTGATCTTAGTGAGATTGTTCGTGAGAGACCTGGTTTGCGAGAGCAGATCAAATTGGCAATCAGCGTCGCATTCTTTCTTCGCGTAGTAAAGCACGGATGTTACTATCGGAAGGGTATCATCCAGCATATACGGCATATACTCTGTCTCCAGATTAGCCACATAAGCTTTCGACGCGTAATTTATTCCGATACGTAGATAAAACTCCTCCACCCGTTCGTTGATGACTTTGTAGAGCAGGACATACCAGAACGAATTGTTGTCGTAAGAGGTGGGATCACCATCGACACGATACACGTACTGGATTTCATACTCAAACTCTCGGTACTTGTCCAAAAGCTGTAGCAACGGAACACTCGTGACATATTTACTCAGATCAATACTGGTAAACATTTCTTGATTTCCGTTAGAGAGCCCTCTGATAGCATCTGGAATTTCCTTCATCTTGCTGGCAGAATTAGAAATCGAATCAATGATACCAGCGATTGTCGGTAATTGCCGATTGATGTTGGAGGCGACTTTCTGGACATTGTCCTTGATTTCCTCCATTACCGCTTGATTTTGTTGAATCACGTCATCTTCCCTCATGTAGTTTTTGTAGCCTACATAGAAAAGTCCGATGAGCGGGGCTGCGAGTAGCAGTAAGAACAGTAATAACATTTTTGAGTTGTTTTAAGTTTTAAAAAACCAAGAGGCGGCCTTGTGGAGTGGGTACCTCACACCTGACTACTTAGGGTACTAGATTCCACAGGAAGAGGTATGACCCCAACCAAGAAACCATTCCCCCCTTCGCGCGGGCTTCAGAAGGCTCCTAGACCGCCCCAAGGAAAATTCCCAATTAGCACAAAGTATCGAGATAGTGGGAATTTCTACCAAGATACCGATTTTTTTAACTTCTCCATGTGAAAGCGCACTCTTTGTGTGTACTCCTCATCTTCGGCATACCTAGAGTTAGGGCCAAAAGGTAAGTTGTTTAGTAACCACAAATACTGCTCTTCCGTTTCGATTTTCAAACCACGTTTTGAGGCAAGATGCAGAATACAACGTTGATAAGCGCCGTAATCTAATATTGACTCTTTCACATCACTGTAAGCAGCATGACCGTTTTTTTCTTTAAGCGCATAACCTCTTTGGGAGACTTTCATACCGAAACAGTTTTTATTCTGCTTAAATATGTTGCTATTAAAGTTGTCAGTCTCATGAACTGCTTGTGCCAGTACTACCCACTTGAACTTTATGTTCGCGTCGTCAATCGCGTTTTTTACCTTTTGGAGCGTTATCGGCTCTAGAGGTTTGTCGACGCTTAGTGAGTCTTTCGATTTCTCTGGTGAGTACACCAATGTCTCGCTTCTGCTTACCACTCTCCCTAATAAGTTCTTTACTAGCTGCGACACTAGCTCGAACTCTTTTTCGGGTAGGAGAAGGATTACGAGAAAACTGAATACCACCAGTTTCAGTGCGTATTGCATCCTTGATTCTTTTTGCGACGTCTGATATGCCGCGTTGAATTCTCATAAGAGCGAGTCCATAAGTATGCATCTCTTCATAAAAGAGTCTGCATATTATTATGATACTGCCCGAACGTCTGCCGTCGTACTTATTCAGGTCAAATCGAAGCAAGTCTGTTGGGTAATGACAGAATAGTTTGATATTCTGCCTCAAATCCGCCTCTAGCTTGACTTTTTGCTGCGAATTCAGGGCGGATAATTGCGCTTTGTTCAACCTGATTTCCAGAGAAATTTCTATTCTCGACGGGAAGAGTTCAATCAACATCATTCCGCCTTTAACGGGTGTGTATGATCTGATCATAACCTGATTTCATTTACCCCGAACAGATCTTCGAGTTGGTTGGCGATAAAGTAGTTGAAGCCATTCTCCATCCTCGGAAGTATGATAGCTCTGTTTGTACCCTGCCCATAGGAGACATCTTTCACTTCAGAATCGTGCGTGTCTTTGAGTTTCTGGATAAGGTCGGCCATCCTGAGAGGGATTGGAGCGCTTCTGGGATTCATCAGTTTTCCTCTTTCGTCAATAACCAGACGTACTTTCTGGCTCTCGATGAGAACGTACAGCATATTCTCTTTTCCGCCAGACGAAATAGGTACACCAGCCAGGTATGCTCTGGGATGGACCTGTATATCATTGGCGAAAATGAACTGCCCGTCTTTGTTCTGGGTTATTTGACCCGTGAGACAGATGTTCTCGTGTATGGTAAAATTGGGGTATTCGGACATTTCTTCTTTTATCGCGCTTGCTTGCTGACCGATGACAATTCTTTGGATCTGGTCAAGAAATACATTCGCAAACTCCGGGCGTTCTATTGGGCGCTTCTCAGGCACAAGCTTTAGTTTCGCTTGAGGAACCTGATTTTTTGATAGCGTCAAAAGAGCCGCACTGGGTACGTAATACTTTTGACCGTTTATCATTACCGGTGGATATTCGATAGAAGGAAGGTGAACCATGGTGTTAGAAAATTGTGGGGGAGAGTTTCCCCTCCCCCTAGTTAGAAAATTGTTTAGGAACTTGCCGGACTTGGGCTGAAGTTACAGCTGAGTGGTCTCAGCGATTTCAGCATCCACTGTTGTTTCACGAGGATCAACGGTCATTGCTTGAAGAGCGTTGACGGTGGCTTCGAGAAGGTCGTTTTTCAAGTTATCGGCTTCTGCTGCCAGATCTCTTGCTGCAGTACTGATCTTGCCGACCTTAGTAAGAGTATCGGCAAGGGTATTTGCAGGGAAGCTGACGTGGCCGGGAGCAACAGTTGCAGATACTTGCAGGGAATCAGCAGCAGCGTCATTCACAGGCAGCGGCATTTGTTCGATTTCCTCCACTTCGGATACGGGTACTTCTACTTCGGTGGTTGCCGAAATGGCACCTTCTGCAATCCGATCGTTCAGGACTTCCACGACTTCAGCGGGATCAACAGGTACATCCTGCTGAACCTCCATGTTGAGGTTCAGACCCATCACGCCAATAGCGACATCGTCTTGAGACTTGGCGTTGAGCATGGTGATCACCTCATCCAGTTCTGTCTGGAGCGCAGGGAAAGTTGGTGTGCCGGTAACATTGAGTTGGACGAGCTTCTCGAGGATCTGCGCCTCTTGGACAGCGCGGATGTTGTTGCCGAAGTTCTCACCGTCACGGTTCTTCAGCGCGGTGATGATCTCCTTTTCTCGAGGAGTTTGCTCATCCTCCGGCGTAAGAATCGCCAAGACGATCTCATCAGGGGTGATAGTTGTAGTTGCGCCGAGTCCAAAGTCAGCGTCAGTCATTGTTGGGATAATGCCATTGATAAATGCCATTTCTGAAAGAAAGTTTTGGTGTGAAGAAAAGAATATTTTTCCTCCGGGTACATTGTTGTACCTTTTAGCGCACTGATTGTCCGCTAAACACATATAAACGTAATCGTACTTACATTTAAAGTGCTCGGAAAAGATGTTTGTAGCTGGGATTAGAGAAAAGAGTTTGTTTTTGGGTTTAGAATGAGTTAAAACTATTAGAGTTCCATCCCGAATTCTGAATCCGGGCCTGGGTTTATCTTCGGGATTAAATGCCCCGAAATAGGTATGTAGATCAATAATCATCATCTTCGTCTGGATCCAGTACATCAACAGTAATGTACTCACCACCGCTGCTCTCACAAAGAGATTTAAGGTCATAGTTTGCTAGACCTAAGCAGTAGCAGTGAATAGTCACTGGCATTTTTCTTGGGGACACGTAATCTTGACCATCGTTGATTATTAAAACGTTAGTCTCTGGAGATAGGGTAATGCCATCAACCACGCCTGATTTTATGGAGGAACTTAACTCACTTAGAATTGAATCCAAATCAGTAGTACCACCACAACCAGTTCTAAAGGCATCTTTAAAGAACTCGACTGACTTAGAGTCGTGCACTTCAAATAAAGTATCCCGAGTCTCCTCGAACGGTGCAACCAACAAACGTACGTTTCCTTTAAGGACTTCGTCGAACATTGCATTCAAAATGCTAAGCACTTTTTCAACAACATAAGCGACTGACATTGAGCCTGAGTCGTCTATAAGGACGATTAGGTCTCTCTTGCATTTACTTATTTTCATCGGAAGCTTTACTCTAAGCGTCTTGTCGATCAAATTTAAGAAAAATAGATCGTCCTCTAACGCAAAGTCTTCGTCAGTTATATAGTCAATGTCTTTATCTTTTTTATACTTTCGCTTTTTATACTTTACTTTAGGCTTGCCTTCTATAAGATCACTATTTACAGAACCCTTAATAAAATCAAGGAACTTAAAGTTATCCACGATTTTGGGGATATCTGAAAAATAGCTTTTAGGTCTACCTACATTAGCTCTGTTGCCTTCAAAGAATCTGCCAAGAGGAGCTCCACCGGATTTTCCACCCGGATTGTCTTCGCCCTCTTGCTTATCAAATCCATCTATTTCTTCAGAGACTTTATTAGATTTCATTTTTACTTTATGCTGATTAGCGGTATTAGAAGCAATATATTTAAGAGCAAATTTCGCTTTCTTATCAAAAGTCATGCCATTGTTTTTAAGCATTGGCAGTAAGTCAGCGAGAATTTCTTTGCTTTTTTTGTTCCCTTCAAACTTGGTTATAGCTTTTTTGGGATTCTCGAAAACTAAATGGCTCATTACGTCCAAAAAGTTATCGAATTCTTCCTTTTGAAAATGGTCTATATTGTACTTATTATATAAATCAGCAGCATTTCCACTAAAGGATGGGTGCATTTGGGAGAGTTGTTAACTTTTGGGTGAGTCTTTGGGAGATCTGGGATAATCTTTCGCTTGCCAACTCGAGTTGATTTGTGTACTCGCCGGTAAACGGAACGTCTCTGATAGTGGTTAGCAGCACGTTTGCGGTATTGAATTTCTGGATGGCCTGCATGCAATCGCTTTGCGTTCTCATTGTGCGCTCCATACTCTCTGCTTCAGACAGATTTGTGAGTATCTTTTGCAGAGTTTCCAGATACGGCATCATTTTCTCCATCTCGACGAATTTAGCGTGGAGATCTGAAGAGATACCGTTGAAGTTCTTCAGATATGCTGAGTTTCCAAGCTCTTTATAGGCTTGGTAAAATCGTACAGCGCTACGAGGTGACATAAAGCCAGTAGAATTCACGAAAGCAGCAAATGTAGATACCAGCTTTGCTTGAGCATCAGCTATGCCCATAGAAGCAAACATTCTATCGAATGACTCTGCTTCGTAGTTATTCCATTCGGACTTAACTACGTAGTGAAAGCGGTCTATAAAAGCTTTTTGTGAATCTGTCTTTGCCCACACGTGTGGGTCTACATTGGTGCAGATAAACAAGCTTTCCATTCTGGATGGTACACACGTAAATCCGTTACAGTATTGTTTACGCGTAAGGGGATCGCGCATACCGGGAGGAAAATCTTCTGGAAGGTCAAGGCCCTCCTCGAGAACGACTATTTTGAAATTATACATGATATTATTTGTTATGTAGGTCTTTATGCCTGTCTCTCTGTACGCCTTAGCGTCTGCGTAACCAATAAAATGGTCACTAGAAGACTCTGATGAACAGGCGTGAAGGAAAACTTCTGTATGATAGAATTCCTCACCTTTGAGTATTTTTATTGCCTCTTCTATTAGACCTGATTTAGCGTGACCGCCAAGACCGTATAGAATACAGTTCTTGTGGTTAACCAAAGACACAGAAACAGCTTCAACTGTCTCCGGTACATTTGGGTAACGCTCTATAAGAGCACTGATTAGTTCGTCTACTGACATTTTTTGATTTTATAAGGGGGGAATAAATCCCCCCGTGAACTCAATATTGATCCAAGTTGTGCTTCTCTATAATAGAGATGAGGGTTTGAGCATAATGAGGCGCTGTAGCATAACGGCAACGCTTCAACCCATAAGCCCATTTTTTGTAATCGTTTCCGTGCTTCTTTAGAGACCCGTATCTTTTGCCAGATAGAAGTTCAGCGTAAGCAGTAAACGCAGCTTGGGCGGTTTGATACCGGTAGAATCTGTCGTTTTTGTGATCATCTGGATGTTGTATGCAGTGACCTTTCTGACATCTTTTTCCAAAACATTTCATCGCAAAATAGTTGTGGAATTGCGACAGTTTGTTTGTTCCGGATCCAGATTCCAAAAGCGCTTGCCCTACAGAAATAGCTATGGGAATACCATAATCTTCTTGAATTTTCTTTGCAAAAGGCAGAGCGTATTTGATGAATGCAGCCGGTCTTGCTTGTTTTGGGAGTAACAAAAAATTCGGCTTACCGGCAGAAAAGACCTCTATTGTTCTTTTTATAACCTTAGGAGGTTTTTTATAAACAATGCGGCCTTTTTCGGCAGGTTTGAGCTTTCTGCTGACAGATGCTTCTGCCCTTGGAATTGTTTTGGGCTCCACAACTTCTTCCTGAACAGGGATTACAGATTCCACAAGTGGAGGAACTGTTTTTTCCAGAGAATCCAGTGCTTCAGCTGGAATTTCGGTGTTCTCTTTTGATTTGGGTTCTGTCCGCATAATGAGGACTGCCAGAGTTATAACCATGCAAAATGCTATGGCGCTGCTGGCTGATGTTTTAGGTTCTTTCGTAACCGTTTTTTGCACCACAGGGGGTTGCCATTTTTGTATTGACATACGGCGAGTTTTTTATTGGTGAAATTAAAAAGCCCACTACTACTAAAACCCAATACAGGAACGGTACTGTATTGTAGGGGAGAAATAGTGTGGGCAACAACCTAATTTTCATCGGGCTGTTTACCGTTCTTGGACCATGTGTTTTGCGCTCTTTCGCGCATTTTCTTGAGTTCTTGATACTCGTCAAAGAGAATTTTGAACTGTTCATAGGCGTTCGGGTAGTCGCGTTCGGGGAGCTCAAGTAGTGAAAGAACTTTGTCTCTTACCCGTTGCATTGCATCGGTAAACGTCGGTTCCGGAAGAGCTTTGCTTTTCTTTGATAGCATTGCTGATATGAGTATCGCAATTACTACCGCGCCGATAGAAAGAATCATGAATTCTTCCTCAGTGAGATTTATTTCTTGCATCTTCTTAGAATTTTGTTAAAGACGTGAGAAAATACGTGCTGGTAGTTACTGTAAAGTACAATTACAAACCAAGCAATTCCAACTGCAGTCACTATAGCATCTGCGTAGATAGCAAAGTACTGCTCTTTAGTTATGGAAATTTTATCCATTGGCTTAGAATTTTGTTAAAAAAGTTGACAAAAAACTTGCTTTTTGTATTTTAATTTTGTATCTTTGCGCCTGTATTACTAGGACGTTGGAAATCCTAGTTCACCCCTACATCACCCTTCGGTAAGGTCAAGAGGGGGGTTAGAAGTCGGATTACCTCTGAATTGAGGGTTTTCTCCGATAGATACGAAACTAAACTACATACAGCCTACAGTGAGTTACAATTAGCTTGGGTATGACCCATGAAGCCAACCAGGTACGTGTCGTAAGGAAACTTACTAATCGTGGCGTTGTTGCTCTAACGATAAAGAGTATTACGATTGTAACGAGGTTTTCGTTGCACTGCTGTAGATGTACCCCGGACAAGGAGGATCAAGTTGTAGTTGTGAAAGAAGATAAGGCTTACCCTTAAGAGTCCCTGAAAGTGGGACAGGGGATACCTATATCTAGAGGGGAAGTTTGTTAAAGATGAAGGATGTAATTGGAGCCGAAATAAATTTGACAACTAAAACCAACATAATAACAAAGAAAACATCATTGTCTCTCATAGAAGAATGCCAAATGAAATGTGCAAGCATTCCAATTGGAATCATTCCTATTATAACGGCAATTAAAAATTTGAGTTTTTTCATGCCACAATGAGTTTTTCTGTTTGAAACAATTCTGCGAAAGGGTTAAAGAACCCGCAAAGAAATCCGAGTGCGATTGCAATAATCATTGTTTTCTTTTTTTAATGTGTGAAACAAATTTGTGGATGCCAACTGCAATTATGATTGCGGTAATAAGAATCCACAGGTGAAAAAGAAATGTTGTAAACTCGCTTTTCATCGGTCAAACTTTTTAGAAAGATAATCTAATAAAGCGAGGACTATTTTGTGTGATGTAAAACCTGCAAAGAGAAGACAAATACCAAAAACGCAAAAGTTTCTGCTTTGAAGAATGTACATACACAAAAGAGTTATACTTCCAGTTAGAAATGCCCAGAAGCAAATTACTCCTAAGGAAGCTATGCAATATTTATTCATACGTATTTACTGTAGTCAAAGTTAGGGTCAATAAAATTTTTGTAGATCATAAGCCCAATGCGTTTTACGATTCTTATAGCTAGCATTACTTTAATGACAACTAGTAAGTCGTAAAGAAGTGGGTAAGTTGTTGTGCGAAATTGAAAACCATATTCTTCAAATAGAAATTCAAAGAAACTTCCTTCAATTATGCACATTGTGCCGTAAAATAAGGCGGCCAACAAAAGTCCCAAAATCATTACAATTTTGAGAATGAAATCAGCAAATTTTTCCATCGTTCCTTAAAAATGTACCCAATCCGAAAAGGAAAAGGTAGGTGAACAATTGTTCTGCTGTAAAGTTGTCAAAAGCATGCTTAATAGCAGCACCGACAATTGCAGCGGTAAAAAGATGAAAGGTGTTAAACCTCTTCACATAAAGGAGTTTCAGCATTCAGAAAATTTTATTTTGTTTACAAAACTCTACTGCTTCCTGTAAAGAGGCAGCGTAGAAAGATTTCGGTGAGTTTGAATTACTTGGCCGTATAGTGTCTCCAACTACAGTATAAAAGTTTGGCGCATTGTGTTCAGAAATTGACATATATTTTTGATATATCATTTCCGGCGTTTGCAAAACTTTATATTCTCTAGCAAATTGACGTATTATAAAAAGCGTTGAAGATGCATCAGAATCGTTTAAAAACGAGACGAGTGAGTATAGTACGCCAATGCTAAAATAAAAGCTCTGAGAGGCCTTTAAATCAGCGACAAGTACATTCTTTTGGAAGTTCATGTTGTTCAAAAGATTAAGGGAGACAACATTACATCATCCCCCTTATGAAAACAATTCAAACTGGTTTTTTTATCTTTCCCATATAGGGCTGAAGATATTCCAAAGAAGCACCGCGTTTTCGGATGTACCCATTGCATAAACAGATCTTCCAATGCAGTCTATTGCTTGTAGAGAAAACTCTCCGTAGCGATAAACTAAACGCACTGTAGTTTCGGGATGTGATTGATGGGAGTCATCCCAATAACATTCTCCCCACTCAAATTGGTAGTAAATAGACGC